CCCCCGACGACGTGCGTACTGTCTTGACGTTCATGGACTCGCGCAATATCGCCGCGAGCTGGTCCGGCTTGTGCGTGTGGATCGAGCAGGCCGCAGACCTCGAGCTAACCGGCATCTTGAACCGCCTCGGCTTCGAGTGGAGCGCCAAGCGTGGCAAGTGGTACCTGCGCGCAGCCGACGACGTCAAGTGCCCCAAGATGCGCAACGAGTGCGCCCAGCACCTCGCCGAGAAGGAGGCCGCAGCATGACGAACTGGACCGGGTACGTCGTCTGCGAGCCAGAGAACGTCGTCATCCCCTACACCTCGAGCCACAAGGAGCGCCGCAGCGCCATCGATGCGGCGTGGAAGTGGGCCCACGACAACGGATACACCCCCACCGGCGGCAACTGCTACCGCGTCGACTCCCCAGCCGGCGAGGCGATAGGCGAGGAGCTCGACAACCTACTAGCGGACGCCTGCACCGACTGGCAACTACTCGACGCCCTCGAGCTCGAGCCGGCCGACAACCGCGGCGCCGCGTGGTATGCCCGGGAGGCCGGCGTGCCCCGCCGGCTCCTCGAGGCCGTCGCCGCAGCGGTTCACGAGCTCCACGACAACACAACCGAGCGTGACGCGTGGGAGGCCGGCGCCTCCTTCCTCGCGCTGGCTGCGGCCTGCAGCCCCTACCCCGTCCCCACCTACTAAGGAGGCAAACATGTACGTCGTATCCAACGGGCTCGAGATGCGCACTTGCAAGTCATGGGAGGCCGTCGTGCGCTACCTATCGCGCCACGGCCTCGAGCCCGGCGAGACGCAGACGGTCAACGACATGACCTTTGTCTATGGCAAGCCCAGCGCCCAACTCGAGCTCTTCGGCGCCGGCGACTATGCGCCGGCCGACACCCTTTTCTAGACCCGCCCCAGCCTGCCGACTCGCCGAGTCGGTAGGCATGGCGCGAGTCATACAAGCCGGGCCCTCGAGGCCCACGACAAAGGAGGATACCATGTCCGAGAAGTTCGCCAACAACTGCAAGCCGGTCGACCACTACGACGAGAACGCCCCCATCCGTGTCTGGCTGGGTAATCTGGGGCTCTACAACGAGGGCTATCTTGTGGGCGAGTGGGTATCCCTGCCGGCCACGGCCGACGAGCTCGCCGAGGCCCTGCAGCGCGTCGGGCTCGCCGAGGGGCACAACGTCGACGAATTCGGGACCATCTACGAGGAGCACATTTTCAACGACTACGAGACGGACATCCCCGGCCTCGAGCTCCACGAATACGGCGACCTCGAGAGTTACAACGAGATTGCGGAGTGGTGGACGGGCGTCAATGACTGGGAGCGCCCCATCATCGCCGCGCGCCTCGAGAACGGCGCAACCGTCGAGGAGCTCGCCGCAGATCCTAACAGCACCGACGACGCCAACGTGTACGAGGCATACAGCATCGAGGACGCCATCTGCCAGATGATAGAGGACATGGGCGGCCTCGAGACGCTGGGGCGCGAGACGCTCGAGCGCTATTTCGACTGGAGCGCGTTCGCCCGTGATTGCCAGCTCGAGGGCGACTGGCACGAGGTCAACGTCGACGGCTCCACCTACCAAGTCGAGCTCTACTAGCCCAGGGCTAGCCCGATTCGATCCCTGCAGCGGCCTCACCTAGAGGCCGTTGCAATGGCTCGAATTGTCAACCCTCAACAAAGGAGGCCAGAAATGATCACTACCTACATGCCGGACCGCCGAGGCAACATGTACACCCTCGACAAAAAGGAGCACGGCGCCGTGATTCGTGAGGCGCGCGCATACCTCGAGGCAAACCGCTACGACGCCGGGAGCATTTCGACCGATGACCTCGACTGGTTTTTCTGGTGCTACGAAAAACAGATCAACCGGATCGACTACACCGAAAACTGGTGGGCGTTCATGTATTCCAGCGACTTATACGTCAATCACGGCTGCGAGTGGTGCGCCCTCTTTCGTTTCCTCGACGTGTGCGACATTACCCAGCGCCTCGAGCGCAGGGTAGCCGAGGCGCGCGCGTCATGGGAGATACAGCCGCAGCCGGACATCAAGCCGGCGCCGCTCGAGCGCGACGGCTACACGCTCGACGCGTCCTACTGCTAGACATTCGGTCCACCCCAGCGCGCCTTATTCGTTGGGCGCGCTGCAGCGGCTCGAATGCATCCACCCACGACCAAAGGAGGCCGGCAATGCAAAGCGTTTGCAAGCTCACGCGTAACCGAGACGTTCCGCGCATGTTTCAGTTCGAGAAGGCCAGCTACTCGCGCCACACCTGCCCGATATGCGGCGCGCACACCAAGTCGGGAAAGGTCGTCGACATCATCGAGGATCTGGGCTCCTGCCTCACACGGATGACCTGCGGCGAGCATGAGTGGTCCGAGGTATTCAGGCGCGACGACGCCGGCATCTACGCACTCTCGTATGCGTTCGTCGACCTGCTCGAAGTAAAGGCCTACGGCCTCGAGGTCGACTGGTAGCAATTCCACCCACCCACCGAGGGCCCCAGATGGGGCCCTCATTCGTAAAGGAGGCAACACATGAGCGACATTCTGTACCACGCTGGCAAGTTCTCGGCCGCCGGCGACTGCGGCGAGCGCTGCCCCATCTGCGGCGAGCCCACGAACGGATACGAGCACCTCGAGGCGCAGGGCGACACCCTCACCCTGTTCTACAGCTGCGGCCGCTGCGGCCACAACTACGCGGTACCGTTCCAGTGCACCGGCTTCATCCCCAAAAACGACGTGCCCGCCCCGACGTATTCGGTGATCGTGGGCCCGGCCATCGGCGATGACCCGACGGACGTCGACGAGTTCGACGACGAGCTCGAGGCCAGGGCGCATTTCGCCGACATCGTCCGCATGATCGTCTGCAGGGGCCCCGCCTACAGCGGCGCCGCCCGCGTCGGCCTCGTTCGTGAGTCCTCGTGGGGCGTCGACCTGCTCGCCGAGTACGTCGACCACGAGCGCGGCCGCTCCGATTCCTAGCCCAGCACCTCGAGGGCCCGAGCTCCACGCCGGGCCCTCGTCCGTTCCCACCTATTCCGAGGAGGCACCATGTACTACACCGTAGACACCTGCGACCATTTCAACACCAAATTGGATTTCTTCCCCAGCGACGACGCCGAGGCCCTCGACATCTACGCCCTAGTTCTGGCCACCGACAAGGGCGAAGCCGTCGACGAATTCGATTTCAAGTCGGCCGCAGACCTGTTCGACTACGCCGAGGCGCAGGACCTCGACATCGAGGAGGGCGACGTGTGGCGCGGCCTCGAGCGCGAGGCGGAGGAGTTCGACGACGCCGGCAGGAAGACCGGCGACGTCCACGTCTTCACCGACTACCACATGTATTACATCGTCTAGGACCCGCCCCAGCCGGCCGCCTCGCCTCGAGGCGTCCGGCATGGCGCGAGTTCGTTTCATTCCAACAAAAGGAGGCACACAATGAACAGCATGACGGCATTCTACGTCGACAGGGAGTACTGATGATCCGCTCGACTCTTCCGTCCGTCGACGCGTGCCCCAAGCTGCGCCGGCTCAATGAGATACTTGCAAGTGTTCCGTTCCATCGCCTCGAAGCCATGCGCGACGGCCTCGAGGCCGGGGGAGGGCGTTCCGGCGCCCTCTCCAAACTCGTTTCGCTCGAGCTGCGCGGGCGTTCCGGCCTGCGGCCCTGCGCCCTCGTCGATGGCGTCCGCTACTACTACGCTAGGAGGCGTTTCTAATGATCCACTGGCTCGCCCTGCTCCAGCACGACACCGGCCAGGTCTCGGCCATCTCGTGCGTGCTGGCCTCCATCGTCATGGTCGTCCTCACCAACAACGGCCAGTTCGGCGACGTGCGCGTCGGCTTCGACAACCTGCTCCCGGCCATGATCGCCATGTTCCCGTTCTGGTTCGTGGCCGTCATCGCCTGCGTCGCCGTCGTGATGGTCGTCTCCTTCATCTGCGACGCCATCGACACCACCGAGTAGCTCGAGGTATTCGTCGAGCGCGGCGATTTCTATTTCCTTGCCCCTCAGCGGCAGCATCGAGGCGGCCGATGCCCTGATGGCGTCGGCCGCCCGATAGATTTCAAACACGCTCAGGTTCAGGCGGTGCGCCGCCTGCAGCATTGCGTCGATGCCGGCCTGCTCGCGTGCCAGCGAGTATTTCCCTCCGACCTTTATGGTGCTGTTCTTCTGTCTGTTCCTGCGCGCGGTCTTTCCGCTCATCTCGCGGCCTCCTCGTCGACGGTTTCGGTGAGCTCGGTTATCGTCGTTCCCATCGTCTCGGCGAGCCGGTGCCAAGTTTCAATATCTCCCACCCAGTCGCCGCCCAGCACCCGGTAAACCGTGCTGATGGCAACGCCGGATTCCCTCGCCAGACGTTTCTTCGTCCATCCGTGATCGAACATGAAGCGCTCGAGGCGCTCGCCGGTGCTGTTGAAACGCCGGTGATTCGACCTGTCCCCGGCCCACGGGCTCGAGTATTTCAAGCGCGCGCCTCCCCGATTGTAAACGGCTTTGTTAAATCTTTTTACAAAATTCGATCCGTTTGTACGGTGCTGCATTCTTCGATTCGTTTAACGTCATTTTAGATTTACTGTATCCGAGAATCGACATATAATAGCACCAAGCACCTGATTTAAAAACCGCATGGCCCAGCCGCTCCACAGCGCCGCCCTCTTTCGCCTCCTTTCGGGGGTGGCGCTGTGGGTCGACTGTCCATCCCGCATGCCTGTTAGGAGGTGATTTCGATGTTCGACGTTCTCGGCGAGTTCCTCGCGCGGCATCCGACGTTCTCCGGCCTGCTCCTGCTGGCCTCGTTCGTCATCGTTCCGTTCGGCGACCTGCTCATGGAGGTGTTCTAGTTGGTCCTTTCGTTTTTCATGCCCTCGGACCGTTTCGACAAGGGCGGCAGGCCCGCGCCGCTGCCCGGCCGAAACGAGATGGAGGCGGCCGCTCGAGCCATCCGCTACGGCGCCGCCGGCATGAAGCAGCACTACACGAGCATGGCCGCAGCGTATGCCAAGGCTGCGGCGCAGAAGGCGGGCTGGGAGACCCCGGACGGCAAGGTCATGATTTCGTTCACGTGGTTCGAGGTCAACAGCCGGCGCGACCAGGACAACGTGAGGGCGTTCGAGAAGTACGTCCTCGACGGGCTCCAGGCCGCCGGCGTCATCCACAACGACAGCCAGCGTTTCATCGAGGGCTGCACCCAGCACCGGATCGTGATCGACCCCGAGTGCCCCGGCGTCTCCGTCTTCGTCCAGACAGTTTCCGACAAGGAGGATTCAAATGAGTAAGTTCGAGCCCCGCTATATCCCCGAAGGCCTCGGCCATGCGCCCGAGAAGCTGCGCAACTGCGTCGTCCCGCTCGGCCTGCTCGTCGAGCATTCCAACAAGCTCCTCACCCTCGCGGCCGCCGGCGAGCTCGACGACGACGAGTTCTCCGATGCCATCGTCGAGGACCTCGTCTCGACCATCCTGAGCTGCGAGCTCACGCTCAAGTACTTCGACGAGGATTTTGTCGCCGAGAAGCTCGGGGAGGCCGTCGACCGGCTCAGGGAAGGGCAGAAGCGAGCCGACGATGCGGAGGCCGCCAGCAAGATCATCGAGATCATCGAGCGTTTCATCGGGAAGCTCGAGGAGGCGTAGCCATGGCGACCCTCTACGACCTTTCGGAGGCCGTCCGTTCCGTCCTCGACGGCTCCTTCGCAGTCGACGCCGAGACGGGCGAGATATTCGATTCTGAAAGCCTCGACGTTCTCGACGGGCTCGTCGACGACAAGCTCGAGGCGTGCGTAAAGTACATGCGCGAGCTCGGCGCCGAGGCCGAGGCCATCAAGGCCGAGGAGCAGCGCCTCGCCCAGCGCCGCAGGGCGGCCGAGGCCAGGGCGCAGCGTTTCAGGGGCTACGTCCTCGGCTGCATGGAGCGCGCCGGCAAGCAGAAGATCAAGACGCCGCTTTTCTCCATGTGGATCGGCCACAGCCATTCGCTCGAGGTGACCGACGCCGACGCCCTGCCCGAGCAGTTCGTCTCGATCCGCTCCGAGCGCGTCATCGACAAGCGCGCCATCAAGGACGCCATCAAGGCGGGCGCCGAGATCCCCGGCGCGCGCCTCGTCGAGTCGACCAGCCTGCAGGTGAGGTAGCCATGGGCGTTCCGGTCCTCATCATGGGCGAGAGCGGGACGGGCAAGAGCTATTCGCTTCGTGACATGCCAGCTGACAAGACAGCTGTCATCAACGTCCTCAACAAGCCGTTCCCGTTCAAGTCGCAGCTCCGCTCCTACCACAGCAGGGATTTCGACAAAGTCATCTCGGCCGTCAGGCGCGCCGAGACGAGGGCCATGGTCATCGACGACTTCGGCTACCTCATCACAAACCTCTACATGCGCTACTCCTACGGGCCCGAGAAGATGCACGACCAGTACGACCTCTACAAGCTCCTCGGCAACAAGGTCTGGACCCTCATCACGACGGTTCAGGAGGAGCTGCCGGACGAGGAGATCGTCTACTTCGTCATGCACACCGACTCCGACGCCCTGGGCCACACGGTCCCGGCGACCGTCGGCCGCATGCTCAACGAGAAGATCAACCTCGTGGGCATGTTCTCGACGCTTTTCCTCAGCGTCTACGAGGGCGGGGAGTACCGCTTCGTCACCAACAACCGGCCGCCCGCCAAGAGCGCGCCGGGCATGTTCGAGGACTCCATTCCTAACAACCTGTTCGAGGCCGACAAGGCCATGAGGGAGTACTGGGGATTCCAGCCCCTCTAACGAGAAAGGAAGCACCATGGGACCCATTCCCGGATTCGAGACGATCGTCGGCCGCAACGAGGGCTCGAGCCTCCTGCCGCCCGGCGGCTACATCTGCCGCATCATCAGGGTGGTCGACCACACGATGGACAACGGTGCCAAGCCCTACCTGCGCGTTGTCTTCGACGTTTTCGACCAGTCGACCCGCACGTTCCTCTACGCCGAGCAGTCAAAGGACCCCGAGCAGGACTGGCGCCACTGCATCGACTTCTACCTCTCGTCCGACTTCGGGCTGGCGCGCTACAAGGCGCTGACCGAGGCCGTCGAGAAGTCGCAGGCCAACAACGGATTCAGGTACCAGAACATTCAAAACGGCGAGCAGGCCCTCGTCGGCAAGTGGGTCGGATTCGTGATCAACCACCGGCTCTACACCGGCAAGGACAAGGACGGCCGCCCCAAGGACAAGACCCAGATCAACCTCGCGGCCGCCATTTCGACCGACGACATCGCCGCCGGTAACTTCGAGGTGCCGGCCAACCGCGACGACCGCGTGCAGGCCGACCCCCACGCCTCGACCACCTACGCCGAGCCCGCGCAGGAGGCCCAGCAGCAGGTCGCCGAGGACGATTTGCCTTTTTAGTCTAGCCTAACTGTTCCGAAAGGAGGCATTTCATGCCTAGGCGTTCCATCCGAATCAGCGAGCAGATCGAGCTCGCAGACCAGGGCAGGCTCGAGGAACTGCCGGCCTACGTGTCCTCGGGCGTCCTGTGCGCGGCGCTGGGCATCTCGACCCGCACGGCCAAGGAGATCGGCCAGCGCGGCGAGCTCGGGGCGTTTCTGTGCGGCAAGCAGTACCGATTCTCGCGCGACAAGATCATCGAGCTCCTCGAGGGGCACGGCTCGGTGCTCGAGAAGGAGGCGAGCTAGTTGGCAATTATTCGCCTGAACAGCGGCGGCTATTTCTGCATGCCGAACGCCCCGATGAACGACAAGCATCTGAGCGCAAAGGCGAAGGGCATTCTCGCATGGGCGTTCTCGTGTGCCGACGGCTGGCAGTTCAGCATCCGTGGGATGGCCGCATGCTTCGCGGATGGCAAGGACTCAATCGAGTCTGGGCTCAAGGAGCTCAAAAGGTGCGGCTACCTCAGGATTTCCAAGCAGTACCCGGACGCCACGGACAGCCACAAGATCGAGTATGTCTATGACTTCTACGAGAAACCGCAGGTAAATCAAGAGGCGGATTTTCAACCCCTTGAATTTCAACCCCTTGAAAATCCGGACGGTAAACAAGTACTAAACAAACAAGTACCAAACGAACTGACCCCCTTCCCCTCTACTGAAACAAAGACCGTTTCAGTAGAGGGGAACCCCCCCACGGCAAAACCGTTCGTGCCCCCAACCTATGGCGAGGTGAGGGAGTACGCGACTAGCAACGGTCTGTCCATCGATGCCGAAATGTTCGTCGACTTCTACGCATCGAAGGGCTGGATGGTTGGCCGTCATCGCATGAAGGACTGGAGGGCGGCCGTTCGTAACTGGTGCCGCAGGGACAGGGGTGACACGCCGGTTCGGCAAAAGCCAGCGCGCCTCCCTGATTATGCCACGGATTACTCCAAGTACGAGAACATCGACGACTACTTCGCCCGCCTCGAGGCAGAGAAGGAGGCGGCGAATGGCAACGCTCAGTCTGCGTGACGTGTTCGGCGCTTCCGAGGAGCGAATACGGGAGGCCATGGAGGAGGAGCGCAAGGGCCTCGTGCAGTACACCTCGCCCGGCATGAGCGACGAGGAGAGGCGCCTGCACTACAAGTACAAGCTCCCGCCCAGCGTCGACCTCTCGGCGGAGGCGCTGGCCAAGGCGAAGGCCGACCGGGAGCGCCGGCAGGCCGCCCAGATAGCCCAGTCCACCCTCGTCTGGGAGGAGTGGGTGCGCAGCACCACGGGCGTCGTTCCGAGACAGCCCGAGGAGATCTTTAAGGCCACGCCGGCCGAGGTGACCAAGCGGGCCCGCAAGATCTGCGACGACATCGAGGCCGGGGCGCTGGGCTATTTCCTCAGCGGGTGCCAAGGCTCCGGCAAGAGCTCGACGGCCGACCTCGTCCTGCACTACTGGACGTGCGACGGCTGGGGCGGCGAGCGGGTGACCGAGAAGCAGTTCGTCGAGGCCATGAGGGCGTGCGTCGACGGCGCCTCGAGGCGCGAGGAGGTGTTCGCCCGGTATTCCGAGCCCGGCCTCCTCGTCATCGAGGACATGGGTGTCACCAAGCCGACGGAGTGGGCCCTCGCCGAGCTCACCGACCTTCTGGACACGCGCATGGAGAAGGGGCTGCGACTCGTCCTCACGAGCAACCTCACCGACGACGGCCTGCGGGCCCGGTGGGCCCAGGCCGACCCGAACGCGGCCGACCGTCTGGCGAGCCGGCTCAGGATGCTCCTCAACTTCACCCTTCCGAACGTCGACCACCGCAGCCGTGTGACCGTGCGCTCGGCCGACGAGATGATGTAGCGGGGCGCGGCCCTCGAGGCCGCCCACATTTGAGAGGAAGTGCTTTTCGTTGAACAACAAGCAGAGGGATGCGGCGCGCAGCGACTTCTCGCGCGCCGCGATGGTAGGGGCCACGGCGGACGAGCGCCTGCCAGTCGGCTACAAGGACCAGGGCACGCTCATCTACCTCGTGCGCCGCATCCGCGACATGGACCTCACGTCGCTCACGGCGCTAGTCGACGACATCCTCGACAGCCCCGACCACGAGGGCCGCAGGGCGTCGAATTTGAGAGTCGTGGCGACCTTCGAGCAGTTCCTTGTCGACTACATGGACGAGCTGGGGGCGGCGCGATGACCACATGGAAGACGTGCCCGGTGTGCGGCAAGGAGCTGCCGTCGACCATGTACAGCATCGACCTGGCCACGGGCGCCCGGCGCGAGGTGTGCAAGGCGTGCTTCAAGAAGCTGCCGCCCGGGCGGCGCACGGCGCCGGGGCTCTCGACGCATCCCGGCACCTTCGGACACTGGACCGAGGCCGACGACAGGGTGATCAGGGCCCACGTCGGGGAGCGCACGGAGGACGTGGCGGAGCTGATAGGCAGGACGCGCATGTCGGTCACGGTCCATGTGAGGAACATGGCCGGGCTGCGCTGCGTCGACGGATGGATCGTGGAGGACTAGATGCTGAGCGCAAGTGAGAGGGCGTTGATCAACGCCATCGACCTGGCCCACCAGAAGGCGACCAAGCTCGAGCGCGAGCTCAAGCACAGCCTCGAGTCGAAGGGCCTCGGCCACATCATCCGGCCGCTCGCCGAGGCCATGAGGGTGGAGGGAGACTCCATCGGCCAGCTCGTGCTGGTGTCGCGCGGCCAGGAGCCGAGGGTGCCGGCCATCGACCCGGACGACGCCAGGGAGGCGGCGCGCGAGGTGCAGTGGGGGCACCAGTGAGCGGCCGGCGCTGGACGCCCGAGGAGCGGGTGGCCCTGGCCCACGCCTTCGAGACCGGCATGAGCGACGAGGACGCGGCGCTCCTCATAGGCCGCACGCCCAAGGCCGTGCGCCACATGAGGCAGCGCAGCGGCATGCTCGTCAAGACCGGGCACCTGCGCCTCACGGACGAGCGGAGGGCGGCCGTGAGGTCCGCGCTCGACGCCGGGTGGAGCGTGGCGCGGATCTCGAGGAGCACGGGCATCGACTACCAGCGCCTCGTGAGGCTCGTGAGGCGCATGAGGACGGAGGGAAGGGCATGACGAGGAACGACGTCCTGTTCGGCACGCCGGAGAGGAGCGCGGCCACGCTGATGGCCATGGAATGCCGCAACCCCGACGAGTACGTGGGCTGCGAGGGGTGCCCATTCTTCGCCGACCGCTACGGGCCATGCCCGCAGGTGCCGAACGGCATCAGGCGGATGGGCGACGAGGGCGAGGCGTGCACGCTCGAGGAGTGGCTGGGAGGCGAGGTCGAGTGAGGTACCTGAGCCTTTTCAGCGGCATCGAGGCCGCGAGCGTGGCGGCAGCGCCGCTGGGCTGGGAGCCCGTGGCGTTCGCCGAGGTCGACCCATTCGCCTGCGCGGTGCTGGCCGAGCGCTTCCCCGACGTTCCCAACCTCGGTGACGTGACCAAGATAGATTGGAGCGACTTCAATGAGCGATACGGTGCAGTTGACCTTCTCGTCGGAGGTAGTCCCTGCCAGTCATTCAGCGTTGCAGGAGACCGCAGCGGCCTGCGCGGGGCTTCCGGACTCATGTTTGAGTACATTCGGGCTGTGGCTCAAGTCAGGCCTCGGTGGCTCGTCTGGGAAAACGTCCCCGGCGCGCTCAGCAGCACGGGGGGGGCGGACTTCGGATGCCTGCTCAGAGAGCTGGATGAGCTCGGGTACGGTCTGGCGTGGCGAGTACTTGACGCGCAGTTCTTCGGAGTGGCCCAGCGCAGGCGCCGTGTCTTTCTTGTCGGACGCGCTGGAGACGTCCGAGGTCCCGCAGAGGTACTTCTTGAGCGAGCGGGCGTGCCGTGGGGTGCTGGAAAGGGCGCGGAGAAGAGAGCGGAGCTTGCCTCCGCTGCTCGAGGAGGCGCTCGAGCGGCAGGCTTCAAGTTCCACCAGGGCGCAGGGGCCGGAGGCGTAGGCTTCGAGCCCGAGCAGTCGCCGACGCTCACGGCCGACTGGCACAACCCGGCCGTGCTGTGCATGACGGACACCCAGTCCAACACCTCGGTAGAGGAGGACGTGTGCGGCACCGTCTCGAGGCACTCCTCCAAGGACGCGCCGGTGGTGCTCACCCAGTACGGCGAGGAGGTCGCCGGCACGCTGACGGCAAGGGCGGACGGCTCGCCCTGCGCGGACAGGGGGCCGAGCGTCGTGGCGGTCAGGACCGCCAACACGTCATCGAACGGCTGGGGCGTCAGCGAGGAGCTGGCGCACACGCTCGACTGCGCGGGCCCGGAGGCGGTGCTGTGCTCCATTCCGGAGAACGCCATCAACCGACCGAGTGGTGGCACGAACGGGCCAATGGCCTACGGGCCAGACGAGCCGGCCCCGACGCTCAGGGCCTCGAACAGCGTCCCCGCCATCGCCTTCGCCGCAAACCAGCGCGGCGAGCTGCGGCTCGAGGGGGGGACGGACAGGTGATGGGCGCGTTGCAGACTAGGAACGGGACCAAGCAGCTGCAGGCCGTGCTGTGCCTCACAGGAACGAGGGGGGGGAACGGTGAGTGACGAGGTAAGCGGGACGATCCTCGCCAACCCGGCCGAGTCGCCGGTCGTGGCGATCAACTGCAGGAACAACCAGACGGACGTGGAGCTCAGCGGCACGCTGCAGGCCAAGTCGAACGGAGGCACGTCGGTCAACTACCAGAACCCCGTGGCCGTCGACGATGGCGCCGGCTACGCGGTGCGCCGGCTGACGGCCGTCGAGTGCGAGCGACTTCAAGGCTTTCCAGACAACTGGACCCGCATCCCATATCGCGGCAGGCCGGCCGAGGAGTGCCCCGACTCGCCTCGATACAAGGCGATAGGCAACAGCATGGCCACGCCGGTCATGCGGTGGATATTCGAGAGGATCGAGGCGGTCGACCTTGTCGACGAGACCCCGGTCCGCCGGACGGGAGGCGCGCTATGACGGGAGCGGCCGAGAGGGCCCTGCAGAACATCATCGAGGAGTGGAACCAGAGCACTCAGTCGTTGAACCTTCGGGAGCGGATAAGCGTGGCGCGCGAGCTCGACGTGTTCGCCATGAAGATGGAGGCCCAGGAGCTGCGGCTGCTGGCGAGGCGCCGGGGCGACGAGATCGTCGGGCTCGGGCCGCTTGGAGGTCAGTGATGGGGCGCGGGCCGGCGTGGGGCGCGGCCGACATCGTGTTCCTCGAGTCGCTTTGCGACGCCGGGCTCAGCAACGTCGAGATCGCCGAGCGCATGCCCGGCCGCACGGTCAAGGCCGTCACGGCCGCGAGGAACCGCTACGGCCTCACCGGCTGGCGGGAGGCCCACAGGATGAGCCCGGCACAGGTCGAGGCGCTGCGGGTTGCGCACGAGGAGCGCGGCTGGACCTGGGGGAGGATCGCCGAGAAGCTGGGCGTCCCCGCCGCGTCCCTGCGCAAGCGCTACAGATATCAGCGGAGGGCGGAGAGGGCCGACGGCTAGCGGCCGGGCACGGTGACAGGGCGCGGGGCGTGATCGTCGCGCCTCCGCCCGCCTCCGCCCGTTTGAAGGTATGACTCAGAGAAAGGCACCGGATGGAATTTCACACCGAGCACGTGCGAGTGAGGCACGTGTGGGACTGCTGGGGCGTGTCGACGAGGGCCGGCGAGGGGGCGAAGGCCGAGTGGCTCGACGACCGCTGGTACTTCTCCTCGCTGCAGGGCGCCGTGATGAAGGCCCTCGAGCTCGAGGTGGCGCTCGAGGGGACCGACGAGGCGGCGCCCATGGCCGAGGTGGCGGCGAGGATAGACGAGGCGTACGCCCGCATCTACAAGGCCATCGACGAGATCGAGGTGAAGTGATGGACATGGTGGGCGCGTTCGTCGCGGGCATGTTCGCTGGTGGGCTCTTGTTGTTCGTGGTGGCATTCCTCATCGCCGGTGATGATGACTGATGCGCTACGACAGATGGACGCAAGCCGAGGATGCGCGTCTGCGCAAGATGTACGGCGCTGGCAAGACTGACAGACAGATAGCCGCCGAGATGTGCCGCGACGAGAAGGCCGTGAAGGCGCGGCGCTGCTCGATGGGATTGTTCCGCGAGCGCAAAAGGGGCTTCCAAAAGCGCCGCTGGCTTGTCATCGGCGGCAGGGGATTCGAGATCAAGGAGACGCAATGAGCGACATCGAGAACCGCAAGATTCAGGACATCCTGCGCGCGGTGGCCGACGCCAAGTATGAGTATGGCATCGACACTGACGCCATCATCGCACGCCTATGCGATGCACTCGGAATCAATTTCTACGGCTATGGCCCGGCTGCGCTGCGCGTTATGCGCGAGATCGCCGACCGCATCGACAAGCAGAGCGTCGTGGAAGTGCAGGTGCCGCCCAGGGCCGAGACCAAGCCGACGGCAATCGCCCTGGACGCGCTCGAGGATGTGCAGGACGCGCTAACGCCAACCATCATCGACGTGCACGACTGCTTTGTGACCATCAACGTCTACGGAGACGACGATGACCAAGATTAACCGCAAATATGTGCAGCTGGCAGGGCCCGTGAGCGGCCACGACTACGAGCAGCGGCGCAGGGCCTTCGAGGAGGCCAAGGACGCATGCTGGCAGTGCGGCGCTGCGGTGTGGTCGCCCACTGACTTCGTGCCGTTCAACGCCACCCACGAGGACGCGATGCTGATCTGCCTGCGCAACCTCGTGGCAGGCACAGAGGACGTGCTGGTGACGCTCGATGGCTGGGAGGAGAGCGAGGGCGCTTGCCTCGAGGTCGCCGTGGCAAAGGCCATCGGGGTCGAGGTCATGACTCTGGAGGAGGCGTGCGATGCCTGACGTCTGCGACTACTGCTGCGGCTGGGTGCACGACCACCGGGAGGCCATGCCAGCCGAGGTGGCGAAGGACTACCAGCCTATGATGGCCTGCGTCCTCTGGGTGGAGTTCGGCGTGCCCGAGGCGGCCGCGGAGACCTTCATCGGCGACGCCTGCGCCGGGAACTGGGAGAGGCTGCACCTCACTGATCCGGAGAAGCACATCGACGCTGCTGGCTGGGCCGAGATGCTGCTCGACGAGGTCTTCTATTTCAGCGACCGCTGGTCGTGGGACCGCGTCCTGCGCGCCCAATGGCTCTACAGGCAGCTAGCGTGGCGGCTTTCGTATCGGGCCGTGCTCGACGGCGAGGAGGTGTGAGGATGAACGAGGAGCTGAGGCCGTGCCCGTTATGCGGTCGGTCTGTCTGTTGGGAAAGCGGCTCGATTGTGTGTAGCTGCGGAGTCAGATTCAAGATGCGCGTGACCAAAGAGGAAACAGAGCGTCGATGGAATACTCGGGTAAGGGTTGGTGATCGTGATGAACGTGACCGATGAGCTGCGCCCGTGTCCGTTCTGCGGTGGCAAGGCACGCATCAAACACCTCTACTACGTCGACGGCGATGATCCGACGCACAGCAAGGTCGAGTGCGGCACGTGCCACATCGGGACCACGTACTACGTCTACCAGTACGGTGACCGCAACGTCATCGACATTTGGAACAGGAGGAGCGATGAGCTCGACCGATGAGCTAAAGGCGCTGTTGGACGAGCGCAATGTCGAGTACAAAGAACGTGATATGTATACTAGGAGCGTGTTTCATTGGGGTGAGCCGCTTCACGGTGCCATGTTTACGGCTTCGGGCGAGTGGACAGAGCTGGTGGTTGAGAACCCGACTCCACAGCAGGCGATCGACGCCACGCTTGGTCGCGGGGAGTGCAGGCGCGTCATGGACAGCATCGACCTGTTCAACACGTGGGTCTGTGACCATTGCGGGCATCCCCTTGACGCGTCGGATAACTTCTGTTGCGGCTGCGGATGGAAGGTAAAGCAATGAGCAACCTCAAGGATTGGTTGGCCCGCGACGTCCTGATCGTCGGCAAGCTGGAGGCATCGGACGAGGTCTATGTGCCAGGCTGCGGCTACTACCAGCCCGAGCAGGGGACGCACGTCATCCTGTGCGAGGGAGCGGAGCCGCTGCGGGAGTTCTCGGGCGAGGTCTGGCTGCTCATGGCGACGGACATCGACGATGGGCGCGAGGAGGTGCTCGGGGTCTACGCGACCCGGCGCGCCGCCGAGGCTGCGATCAGTGAGAACCGCTGCGGGTACGCGCTCCACGACGTGCAGAGGTGGGAGGTGGACGGATGAGCGACTTTATCACCAATGCCGAGTTGCGGATCGAGGCCGAGCGCCTTTGCGACGAGAACGCAAGGCTGCGCTCGTGCCTGTCCGATGACGCTGACAATGCTCGGCAGATCATGGGCGAGAACGCCAGGCTACGCGAGGATATGAAAGACCTTGAAGGTTATGACCAGATGCTTCGAGACAGGCTCAATCAGGTGACCGAGTTGAAGGTCAAGGCTGATTCCGAGAACTCCAAACTGCGGGAGCTGGTGAGGATTGCCGTCAAGTATTGCGACTCGGGCACTTGCGACGGATGCCCAATTCTGGGCGAGGACGAAATCTGCCCATATTCAGACATGGCTCGCGAGCTGGGAGTGGAGGTGGACGCATGAGCTGGTCACCTGAGCTATTCATCGGCGAGCTAAGGCCGTGGCCCGACACAGTGCACGTGATGCGCGGCAAGACGGACGAGATGCGGCGATACGTTCCAGAAGTTAGTCTGTATTCGCTGCAAGAGAGAGCGACATGCAACGCGTGGACTATTAAGCGTCTCAAGGAAGAAAACGCCAAGCTGCTCAAACTAGCAGTTGACTTGTGGTGCGACTGTCCCATTGACACGAGGGACTGCGCCGAATGCAAGCACCATGTGATCGAGAAACATGGATGCGATCTATACCAACGGATGATTGACATGGGGGTGGTGGACGAATGACCAAGGAACACGCCAACGCCTATGAGGCCGGCTATCAGGACGGCCTAAAGGTTGCAGGCGAGAACAAGATGCTGCTCAACATATGCGTGAGGCTCTATCGGTTCATCAACCATGAATGCGTGAGTGATCGCATCATGTGTGACAGCTGCAGCCTTTTTGGCGATGGCGCGCCGTGCGATCTGACAAAGATCGAGAAGACGTTGCAAGAGCTGGGAGTGGAGGTGGACGATGCCCAGTAACTCCAAGCTCGGGGCGATGGGGGATGGCGGGTGGTGGTACACGCCCGACCGCATCGCCGAGATGTTCGACGAGTACCAGAGGCAGTACGAGCTCGAGCCCAGAGAGATCAGCATCGACTACGGCCACCCCAGCGACATGAGCAGGGAGACCGAGCTTACGATGAGCTTCAACGTGATTGGGAGGAAAGCTATGAACATGAAGGTAATGCTCGAGGCCGGCGCCATCGCCCCCACGCGGGCGCACAGGAGCGACGCGGCGATAGACCTTTACGCCCCGTATGACGTGATCGTCCCCGCGCACGGGTGGGGTACGGTCAACACCGGCGTGCACATCCAGCTCCCCGAGGGCTGGTGCGGCCTTCTCGTCTCGAGGAGCGGGCTCAACCGCGCCCACGGCATCACGTCGACCGGGCTGATCGACCCCGGCTACACCGGCGGGATAGGCGTCACGCTGCACAACGACTCATCGAAGGAGTACCAGGTGAAGAAGGGCGACAGGATCAGCCAGCTCCTGCTCCTGCGCTGCGAGCGGCCGACACTCGAGCTCGTCGGCGAGCTCGAGGAGACGGAGCGCGGCGCCGGCGGGTTCGGCAGCACGGGCAGGTAGCGGAGGCATACGACAAAACAGGCCCCCGGCGTCCCCCATATGGGAGGCGCCGGGGGCCTTTTTCTGTTAGAGGCTAGGAGAACAGGCCGGCGATGGAGCCCGCCTTGGACACCGACGTGTCGAGGGCCGCGACGGCCGCGCGCTTGGCGTCCGGGAGGGCGTCGGCGTACACGTCGAGCGTCATGGCCGCGCTCGCGTGCCCCATGAGGGCCGAGACCGTCTTGATGTCGACCTTGGAGGACACCAGCACCGTGGCGAACGTGTGGCGCAGGTCGTGGAACGTGACCTGCCGGCCCTCGGTGCCGACGAGGCGCAGCTCGCGGGCCTTGTCGTTCCACAGCTTGCCCAATGCCGTGGGGTTGGCGTAGCCGCCGTCGGGGTAGCCGATGACGTAGTGCGCCGGCGTCAGGCGCTGGCCGGCCTCCTCGCACTCCTCGCGCATGAGCACGGCGCGGGCCATGAGGGCGTCGTAGAGCACGTCACCGAACGGGATGGAGCGCACGGAGCCGGCCGTCTTGGGCTCCTTGACGTAGGTGCCGCCCCGGCCGATGCCCACCGAGCGGCCGACGTGGATGACGCGCTCCTCGAGGTCGACGTCGGACCAGCGCAGGCCGCACACCTCGCCGCGGCGCATGCCGGTGAGCAGGGCCATCGTCGCGGCCGTGACCACGGGCGTGGGCTCGAGCTTGGACATGACGCGCAGCAGGCCCGCCACGCTCGCCTTGTCGAGGGCGTTGGGCCGGGCCCTCGGCCGGCGCGGCGGCTTGACGGCGAGCAGCGGGTTCTTGGCCAGGTCGTCGACGGCGACGGCGTGCCCGCAGACCTGCTTGAGGAAGCGGTGCGTCTTGGCCACGGTCGAGGGCGAGAGCCCGTCGTCGAGCAGCGCCTTCTCCCACGCCTGCACGCGGCCGGCCGTGAGGTCGCACATGCGCACGCCGGACAGGCCGCGGCCGATCCTTCCCAGCGAGCAGCGGTAGTCGGACACCGTCGAGCGCTCGACCGACTCGGAGCGCTCGAGCGTGTCGATGTAGTCGGCGCAGTAGTCGCCCACGGTCATCATGGAGTCCGGCAGGCGGCCGTCGAGCTCGCGCTCGGCCTCGGCGCGCCACTCGGCCAGCCGGCGCTTGGCCTCGCGCTCGGACACCTTGGCGTCCCCGAGCATCTTGGTCTTGGTGTGCCAGCCGGCGCCGTCCTTCCACTTGAGCGCGCCCTGCCAGGCGCCGCCCCTCGCGTCGACCCGCCGGACATGCGCGGAGCTGAAAATCATGGCCTCTCCCTCCGTCTCGCGGCCTCCGGACGTTGACCAAATCCGTTGACCAAATGTTGACCAAGAATAGGTTCATTTTAGCCGTTTTCCGTACAAGCCGTACTAACTATTACCCCTTATACGCAGGTTCTTTGTTAAACCGTACAAAGTATGCACCCCGTTAAGCATGGCTCATAACCCGGAGGTCGTAGGTTCAAATCCTGCCCCCGCGACCACACATTATAGCAGGTCAGATGGCAAAAGTCATCTGACCTGCTTTTTGTGTTGACCAAGCTGTTGACCACGTGTTGACCAAGAATCGGTCCATGGAAAAGGCCGGGCCCAGCAGCCTTGCCTCGGCTGGGGGCGCCGGCCTCCTCCACGTCATCGACACACGGAGCTACCTGGGCTCCATGATGCGGATGACCTCGTGCGCCACGGGCTCGGTCTCGCGCCACGTGCCGTGCCCGAGAAGCCACTCGACGAAGTCGGTGAGGAGCGTGTCCTCGTTGACCACGTAGGCGTCCCCGTCGAGCTCCACGGTGGCCGTGCGGTCACCTGAGTCGTACACCTTCCAGTCCATATCCGCCTCCTCTCGTCAGACCGGATACCGACTGTACAGCAAAAGAGGCGGGGCATCCGCTACGGACACCCCGCCTCCACGGGAACGTGCCGTCTCCGGCGCTAGGCGGCCCTCCACGCCACGCCCTCGTAGCGCCACCCGAGATTGACCAGCGCGTCGCGCTCGCGCTCGCCGGTCGTGTAGTGGTGGGTGCCGGTCTCGGCGTTGGGGTTGAAGAGACGGTAGACCGGAGCGCCCTCGCCGCCCAGCAGCTTCACGCCCTCGTTGACCCAGCCCTGGGCCGTCATCTCGACGATCTCCTCGAGGTCGGTCGAGTAGGCGTGGTCGCCGGAGTACCTGTTGTAGAGGCGGTAGATGGCCACGCCCTCGTCGGGCTCCATCCACGCCGCGTTCTCGTAGCTCCAGCCCGTGTCGATGAGGCCGCGGGCCTCCTTGGCGTCCGTCGTGAACAGGTGCTCGCCCGTCCAGCGGTTGTAGAGGCGCAGCACGGCGCCGTTGCGCACGTCGAGGTCGATAGACTCGCCGGCCGTCGGCATGACGCAGCGCAGGATGCGGGTCTGGCCGAAGTTGTACACGGCCCTCACGCACGCCTCGCGGCCCGTCTGGTCGCCAGTCTGGCCCGAGTAGATGCCCCCGTCCTCGTTGATGTCGAAGGTGCTCATCTTGCCGTCGCCCTGGTAGACCGTCACGTGGCGGCCGGGGTTGAGGATGATGTCGCCCCTCACGAGCGAGCCGTAGGAGTAGGGGAAGGCCACGAAGGCGCCCTGCGATGTGAGCCCGGTCTCCATGTTGCCCGTGTAGCTCGCGCCTCCCACGGGGATGCCGAGGGCCCTGCACGCGGCGATGACGCTCGAGGAGCAGTCGTACGAGCCCGTGCGCATGGTGGCGCCGCAGTAGGTCACGAGCACGCCGTCCTCGCCCCAGCGGTAGGGCCACTGGCTGTACCCGTTGCGGTCGTCCTCGACCATGGCGAGGTGCAGGTCGGCCAGCTTGCTTGCGTAGGTTGCCATTAGTCCTCGTCCTCCTCGTCGCCCTTTACCTTCTCGTCCAGCCCCTTGAACTGCGCGAGCAGCCTCGACCCGGCCATCTCCGGGTTGAGCGCGCAGGCGTTCTCCAGCCCGCTCAGCCCCTCCATGAGGATGATGTAGACCGACACCGCGTCGACGGTCGGCACTCCGAAGCCGAGGTCGGCGTACATGGTCGCGGTCCCGAAAATGTAGGCGATGACCCAGATGCCCAGGTAGGCCGTCTTGTGCCAGAGGCCCTCGCGCATCTTGGAGCTGCTGAGGGTGCCCGTCTTGCACGCATTGGCGACGCCCAGGACGACGTCGAGCACGACCAGCAGCAGCGCGGCCACGATGAGCCACTCATTGATGTCCGGCAGCTTGAGCTTGTCGATCACGATGGGGTGGTCCATCATGCGTTCTCCTCTCCGGCCAGCGCGTCGACGTGCGCCAGCCATGCGTCTATGGTCATCGACTCCATCGGCATACCCTCCATCACGGAGCGGGTCCTGATGCCGTTGCTCACGCTCATCTTCTCGGCGTCGGTCACTGCCTCCCACGTTGCGCGGTGCTCGTCGAAGTACCGGGCGAAGCGCGCCTCGACGGCGTCGCGGTAGTCCTTGTGCGTCTTGTCCAGCCACTCGCGCTTGTTCATGGTGTAGTAGGCGTCCATGATCATCACGCAGGTGAGCATGCGCGCCTTGTCGGTCAGGCCGCGCCGCTCCAGCTCGGCCACGAGGGCAGTGTTGGAGTCGAGCATGTTGTTGTAGGTCTTGAGGATGTAGTCGGGGTCATGGCGGCACACGGAGGCGTCGCGCCACTTCCAGAGGTACCACGGGTAGGGGCAGTACTTGGCGCGGTCGGGCGAGGCCACGCTCTGCACGAGGATGTTGAAATAGCTGTCCTCGTGGACCGTGAGCGCCGGATCGAAGCGGATGCCGTTCTCGACCAGCCACGCGCGGCGGTGCACCTTGCCGTGCACGAAGGTGGAGTCCATGTCGTGGTTGATGTATAGCGGCTTATGGGCGACGGGGTCGCGGGTCTCCTCGATGAACACGGAGGTCATCGTGTCGAAGCCGCCGTTGTCGATCTCGTTGAAGACGATGTGCAGGCCACAGGCGTGGCAGAGCATATCGTCGGCGTCGCAGAACATGACGTAGTCGGCCACGGCAGCATCGAGCGCGGCATTGCGAGTGGCCGAGACACCACCCTTTTGCGCGTGCACGTGCTCGATGGCGAACGGATAGCGCGCAGCCCAGTCTTCAATGGGCAAGGGCGCGGCGTCAGGGCCGTCGTAGGCGATGACGACGCCCACCTCGGCGAAGTCGACCGACTGCTGCAGGGCCACGGAGTCCAGGAGCGGCTCCATGTCGGTAGGGGCTTCCTGGTAATGCGGGACAAGTAGTTGTAGCTTCAAGGGTGCCTCCTTCTAGGCGACGCTTACGATACGAGATGCAATGGATGACCAGTTAGGGGCAGTCAGGAAGGACTCATAAAGCGATGCTGGAACAAACACTGAGCCGTACCGCCCTGCGCTTGTGGAATAGCCGCCGATGGGGGTTGAACTGAACGCGTCGGTACCGAGCCTCGGCATCGACGACACCGACTCCAGGTACAGCTTGACGAGGTTATAGCAGCCCCGGAACGCGAAATTGTCAATGAGCGTCACTGCAGAGAAGCTGGCGATAGCGAGAGATGGGCAGTATTGAAATGCATTACCGGTGTTCTTCAGCGCTGGGAAGTTGATGGTAGTGAGAGAAGAACACCCCTGGAACACGGAGTTGCCCAGGTATGTCACCTTCGGGAAGCTGGCTGCAGTGAGAGCTGAGCAGTATTGGAATGCGCTGGTACCAATGCCCTCCGCTATCGGGAAGTTGACGGTAGCGAGGGCTAAGCAACCACGAAACGCCTGGTTACCAATGTATGTCACCGCTGGGAAGCTGGCGGTAGTAAGGTTATAACAGCTAGAAAACGCAAAGGTGCCGATATTTATCGCTGCTGGGAAGCTGACGGTAGTAAGGTGCGTGCAATTGGCGAACGCGTAGTCGCCGACCCACAGAACGTCACCGTTCTCGACCTCCGTCACAGACCCGTCAATAATTGAGATAAGTAATGTTGTCGTTGAATCGTTCATATTCTATCCTTTCTATCCAACCACGCTAACGATGCGGGACGCGATGGATGACCAGCCAAGGGCGGTCAGGAAAGACTCATATAGGCTCGCCGGGACGAACACCGAGCCGTACTGGCCTGCAACGTCGGAATAGCCACCGATGGGAGTGGAGTCAAACGTGCCGGTACCAAACGTAGGAACGGACGATACCAAGTCCAGATGCAGCTCGACGAGGTTGTAACAGCTCTTGAATACGTAGTTGGCGAAGAGTGTCGCCACCGGGAGACTGACGGCAGTAAGAACCGAGCAGTTTTGGAACGCACAGGCGTTGATCTTCGTCGCTATAGGGAAGCTGGCAGTTGCGAGAGAGTAGCATAAATAGAACGCATAGGCGTTGATGCTCGTCACCTTCGGGAGGCTGATAGCAGTGAGGGTCGTGCAGCCTTGGAACGCATAACTACCGATGGTCTCCGCTACTGGGAAGTTAACTGTAGTGAGCTGCGTGCAGCCAGAGAACGCGTAGCTGCCGATGTACGTCGCTGCGGGGAAGTTAGCAGTTGCAAGAGAGCGACAGGCATAGAACGCGGAATTATCAATATATGTCATCACTGGGAAGCTAATAGTAGTAAGAGCCGAGCAGTATTTGAATGCGTGGCTGCCGACGTATGTTGCCGCGGGGAAGCTGACGGTAGTAAGGGAACGGCAGGAGTTGAACGCGTAGCCGCCGATGCTTGTCGCCTTCGGGAAGCTCGCGTCAGTGAGAGGCGTGCCAGCAAACGCATAGTTGCCGATATTCATCGCTGCTGGGAAGCTGATGGTAGTGAGAGAAGAACAACCACAGAATGCAAAGTCCCTCACCTTCGACGCCTCGCTCAGCTCAATTTCTGTGATAGTACGCGCGATGTACCTGGTGAGCGGCGTGCCGTAAGCAGCTGTATATACCGTGTCGCCAGTGATCGCCCCGACGGCGGGGGTCCACCCGGTAGCCGTCTCGCCCTGGTAGGTCGGCGTCGCCCCGTTGTAGGTCGGCACGGTACCGTAGGGCACGTTGCGGTCCGTCTCCAGCACGGTCCCGCCCTCGTTCTTCCACGTGACGGTGTACGTCCGCAGCGTGCGCGAGTAGGCCGCGTAGACGTCGCGGTCCATCGCCACGGCCTCAGTCGCACCCGCCTCCGCCGCCTCGGCGTCCTTGGAGCGGGACCAGCCGACGAAGTCGAACGTGTACTGCGCGGTGCTCTCGCGCGAGGGCGTGCCGCCCCACGTGCCGTCGCCGCCGTCGGACACCTGCTCGGTGTGCAGCAGCGTCGAGCCGTCCCACGACCAGAATCGCAGGTCGCAGGTCACGTGCTCGGCGGTGATGGTGATCGTCGGGTAGCGCTTGGCCATCGCGGCGAGCCACGCGCCCGTCACGGAGCCGGGGATGCTGATCTCGCCCGCGACGACGGCCCTCTCGACGTTGCCGCCGCTCTCGTCGAGGCCGCCCATCGTGTCGAGGAAGCCGAAGAACTCCTCGACCTCGTCCGTGGAGGCCATCGTCCTGCTCAGGCCGATGACGCGCACGCGCGAGCCTGCGGCCATCTGCGCGAGGATGTCGTCGACGGGGATCGCGGGCGAGTTCTCCACGCGCAGCGTCTCGACGTTGGAGTAGCCCGCCATCGTGAACGTCTCGACCATGCCCTGGTCGCGCACGGTGAGGTTGCGCACGGTCGCGGGGAGCACCAGCTCCTTGAGGATGCCGCCCACGGGGAGCGTGACGGCGGTCACCTGCGTTCCTGCGAACAGGGCGTGCTCGACGTTGCCCGCACCGCTCAGGTCGACGGTGCCCACCAGCGCCGAGCAGTTGGTCGCGTCGACGCTCGCCAGAAGCGTGTTGTTGCCCACGCTCAGGCCCGTCATGTGGGTGTTCGTGCGCGAGGCGTCGCCCACCTTGATCCTCTGCAGGCGCGTGGCGTGCGAGAAGTCGATGAGGCCAACGTTGAGCGGCGACAGGTCGCCCACGTCGGCGAGCTGGGAGGCCGAGAAGATGATCACGTTGGCGTCGGTGAGCGTGCCGCTCATGGGGCACTCCAGCACGGTCGCCGTGCCCCGGTGCCCGCGCTCGGAGACGGTGATGGACTCCCAGCGCGCGGTCGGGTAGATGTCGGCGTAGGGCGTGATGGTGATGTCGCCCTTGGCGTAGACGCGGAAGTTGATGATGTCGGCCACGGCGTCGCCCGCCACGTACTTGGAGTCGACGTAGCGGAAGCGGTTGTAGAGCCACCAGCGGCGCTGCTCGGCCTTGCTGCCCTGCGCCATCTTGAGGTACTCGGTGGTGCCGCCGTCGAGGAGCGGGTCGATGTACTTGAACCACGAGTCCTCGTTGAAGACGGCCTCGGGCCAGCGGCCCTGGTGCTCCTCGAAGGCGCCCTCGACGCGCGCGTAGCTCAGCGAGCCGTCGGAGCGCAGCTCGCGGTACATCGCCGCCAGCTCGCGGCGGAAGGCGTCGCGCAGGTTGCACCACATGACGGACGTCTGGCCGTTGTACACGTCGTCGCCGCCCACCTGGTCGGTGTCCTCAAGCGAGTAGTCGAAGACCAGCGATCCCTCGTTGTTGATGCCGATTGCGGTGTCCATGTCGTAGGGTAGCCAGCACCACTTGTCGCCGCCCAGGAACGACGGGAAGGCGTTCTTGGCGCGCGAGTCGACCATGAGGAAAAGCTCGGTGAACAGGTAGTAGAACAGCGCCGAGTCCATCTCCAGGTGGTCCGGGGCCTCGTCGCGGAACTTTGCGAGGCGGTAGTCGGCGGTGTCGGCGGTGAAGGTCACCTCGACGAAGCCGTCCTCGGTCTCGTCCGGCATCCGGTAGGTCACGGCCTCGGGCAGCGCGGCCCCGGTCGCCTGCTCGCGGTCGGTGCTCACGAGCCACGCGGCGAGCGCGGCGAGCGCCGTCGGGTCGCGGTAAGCCGGGTCGGTGTCGGGGTAGCGGGCCTCGAAGTCGTCGAGCCACGCGTTGCCGGTGAAGTCGGCGCTCTTGAAGACGGTGCGCAGGGAGTTGTTGTTCCGGATCTCCCAGCTCTCGTCGCCCTCGGCGAAGCCGAAGACCTCGGGCGTGCCCTTGTCGTTGTTGAAGTTGTACTTGCCGACGAAGCGCACGGCCTCGCCGTCGTCGTGGAAGATGACGATGGGGAAGCCGTCGATGCCCTGCCGCACGCGCGCGTCCTGCGCCTGCGGGGGCGTCTGGTAGGGGCACGCCTCGTCGTAGAGCCTCACCAGCTCGACGTTGTTCGCGCCCTCGGATGAGGCCACGTCGGCCTTGAAGGTGAACGTGCTCGTCGGCACGGAGTCTGAGCGCATGGCCCACTTGGCGACGGTCTCGCCCGTCGACGTCATCGTGAAGCCGCCCTTGAACTTGATCTTGTAGTTCTTCCTCGGGTAGTACTGCGAGGACGTGCCCTGCACGTCGGCCTGCGCGCCCTCGAACGAGAAGGAGCGCGTGGGGTCGACGGGGTCGACGTAGTAGCCGGAGACGGTGCGCTTCTTGCCCTTCTCGGGGGGCAGCTCGCCCGCGATGACCAGGTAGGGCAGGTCGTCGGGCAGCTTTGAGATGACGATCTGGCCGTAGTCGTCGTAGACGTCGTTGTGGCGGTAGCGCTCAAGCATCGTCGTGACGTCCTGCGTGTCGGCCACGAAGTTGTCGAGGATCTGGTAGCGCGTGAGATTTGTCGAGTAGACGCGGATGGCGTAGACGCTCGTCGTGCACGAGCCGGAGCCGATGGAGATGCCCACGGGCTGCGCCTGCTGGAAGTTGTCGTCCTCGGGGTACTGCACGACGCCGCTCATGATGCCGTTGATGTAGATGTAGAGCAGCCGGTCCTCCGTGCGCTTGTCGGCGACGAAGGAGATGCGCACGTGGCTGTCCTCCTTGTACTGCGTCGAGATGCTCGACTGCGAGGAGGCCAGCAGCGCGCGCTGCGCCGTCAGGCGGAAGCCGCGCCCGCCGGACCAGCACGACATGACGGTCGCGTCGTAGTCGAGCACGTCGCTCGTGGCGAACTCGACCTCCAGCGTGCGCCCGTTGCCGCGCCAGTCGGTTGCGAACAGCTGGAAGGGGATCTCGACGCGCGCCGCGCCCGTCACGCGCAGGGCGGTGATGCCGTCGGAGTCTGTCAGCCAGCCGTCGGAGACGAAGTTGAAGCCGCTCAGCGTGGCCGCGACTCCGTGCTCTGCGTCCTGCCACACCTCGGGGTGCTCCTCGGCGTTTGAGCGCCCGTAGCTCGTCAGGTGCAGCTCCAGGTCGTCGGTCACGGGGCGGATGTGCGCGTCCGACTCGCTCACGGCGACGTTGAAGGTCTTGGAGGCCCCGCCGGAGGCTATGGTGAGCTGCGTCGTGCCCACCTCGTCGAGGCGCACGGCCCACGTCCGCTCGGTGCGGTCGACGGTCAGCGCCGCCACCTGCCTGCCGTCGACGGATAGGGTCACGTCGGAGTCGAGCGAGTTGGGCGTGTAGACGCGGTAGGGGACGCTGACGGTCTCGTACTGCCTCGCCTGCGTGCCCGCCCACGCGCTCGCGATGATGGGCGCGGTCGCCTCGGGGTCCACGACCACGAGGGCGTGCCGCAGCATGTTGGAGGAGACGGTCTGGCCGTCGACCTGCGCCGTGAACCAGACCTTGAGCGTGTGCCCGCCGTGGGCCATCGCGTGGATGGTCTGCGTCTGCTGCCGCCCGCTCACGGTGACGACGGTGGTCGCCACCTCCTCGCCGTCGACCTCGAAGTGCACGGTCTTGTCGACGGCTCCCGTGGGCGTGTAGGTGTAGGCCACGGCCTGCCCGGCGGCGAAGGTGCCGGACGTGGAGAAGGAGGATGCCAGCGTCAGCTCGACCACGGTCACGGTGTAGGTGAGCGTGCGCGAGTTGTCGTAGGAGTCGGCGATCTTGACCTTGACCTTCTGCGAGCCGGTCGACAGGTACTCGCCCACCTCCAGCCGCAGCTCGCCCTGGGCGACGCTCTTTGTCAGCTTGCGCGAGCCGTCGACGGTCACGGTCAGCGTGCCCTCGCCCGTGGGGATGTCCTGGTCGGTGGATGACCACTCCAGCCGCAGCTCGCAGCCCGCGCCCTTGCTGATCGTCGTGGCGAGCCAGTCCAGCTTGTTCGTGACGGTCAGCACGGACGTGGCCGAGCCGCCGCCGCCTCCGCCCGCCGCGGCGAGCGGGATGCCGTTCTCCGACTGCTCGCCCCGGTAGACCGGGTAGACGTAGCCGGTCTCCGGGTCCTGGTAGAGGGACAGGTCGTTGACATCGATGACGATGGGGTTGCCGTCGATGCTCTTAATCTCTGCCATGCTAATCTCCCTGCTCTGCGTCGGCGACCTCTAGCGTGTAGGTCAGGTTGCCGTGGTCGTCGACGTGGGTCGCCACGTAGCCGTACTCGGACAGGCGCGCCGCGTAGCCCGCGATCTCCTCGGACGCCGCCTTCGCCGTGGCCGCGTCGGCCTTGGCCTGCGCCGCCGCGTCCGCGGCCTGCTCGACATACTGCTCGTAGTGGTCCATCGTCTCGAGGGACGAGACCAGCTTGTCCACAAGCGTGGGGATGGGCTCGGGCGCCTCGTCGCCCGCGATGGGGCTTCCCTTGACGACGTTGATGACGTCCTTCTTCCATGCGGTGACGCTATTTTGCGTCCCCGCGGTGCCGTCGGCCGCGTCGGTGCCCACGATGCCCAAACTCACCCATTGGGCGTGGGGCGTCACGTTCTGGTCGATCATGATCGGCGAGGAGCCGTCCCAGTCGTACATGAAAGTGCCGATGCGGTCGCCCGACATGGTCACGACGAGGGACAGGCCGGCCCAGTCGCTTGGGTCGACGAACTGCACCTCGATCTGGTCGACGCCGTAGCTGCCCTGCGTAACGCATATGCGCTCGGGGACGGTGATGGTGCGGTCGGCGTTGACCTGCACCAGGTGTGTCTCGACAGATGCCATAGCTCCTCCTTTCCTACGGAACCAGTGCGTAGAATGCGACGTCTTCCTTTGTCCAGTCGGGGCCGAGCGCGTCGTACTCGGCCTTGTCCGTCATGTAGTAGTGGTCCTGCGCGTTGGCGTTGTATGCGCGGTAGACGGCCTTGAGCGTGAGCGACGTAGAGCCGAGCATCACGGTAACCGTGTCCGCCAGCGCGGTTATGGTCCCGCTGGACGAGTCCGACATGGCGCTGATGCTCGCGCGGTGGGACGACGAGCCGCTCATGAAGTATGTCGTGAAGCCGACTCCGGCGCCGGTTGGGCCGGCCGTGCCGTTCAGGCCGACCTGGCTCTGTCTGGTGAGCGCCGTGCCTTGTGAATTGGTCGCGTTGCTCCTCGCCTCGGAGCCGAAGCTCGTGTAGTCGATGTTCTTCTCGGCGTATGACCCGGCGTGGACGAGCTTCCCGTCTCCCTCGTTCGCCTCAATCCACGCGTCCGCATAGTTCATGTGCGTGCGCACGGACAGGCTTCCCACGCTGTCGCCGCCGGTCGCGGCGATCTTACCGTGGGTCGCGTTCGAGAAGCTCGCGTCCTTCTCGGCCGTGATCTCGAGCGCGCCGGCGCACATGCGGATGACGGCGTCGAGGGCGTTCATGCCGAGGTCGATCAGCTTCTCCTTGTAGGCCGCGAGGTCTGTCTCGCCCTTGCGCACGTAGAAGCCGTCGGCGCCCATGACGGTGTTGAGGCCGAGCGTCTCGGCTATGAGGTTGCCGATGACGAGGCCCACGTCCTTGAGGCCCATGTAGTTCGTGGCCACCTTGGCCGCGTCGTCCGCGTCCTGCTGCACGCCCTCGAGCGACTTGGCCTGCGCGGCCAGCACGGCCGCCACGCGGTCGCCCCAGCCCACCGGGGCCCCCGCCATGGGCGCGCCGTTGACCACGGTCACGGGCACGAGCTCGCCCTCGCGCACCTGAGCGGTGCACGGGATCAAGACGCCCTCGTCGCCGTCCTGGGCGACGACCTGCCACGAGCCAGACACGCGCACGGCGCCGTCGGCGGAGTCGGCCAGCGCCACGCCGTAGTACGTGGTCGTGCGGCCGGGCTCGTCGTTGCGGTCCCTGCCGAGCAGCATCCTCCCGAGCTGCGCCTCCCTCATCGTCACACCTCCATCGCGCTCACGTCGGCCATGAAGGTCGACAGGTCCAGGTCACACTGCCTGATCTCGCACTTCCTCGCCGGCATCCCCGGCGGGGCGAAGCTCATCACCGTGCGGTGCCTCATCGGCCGCCAGCGCATCGACCACTCCCAGCCCGTCTGCGGGTCGCTGTCCTCCGGCAGGAGGCGCAGGGCCTCGGACTGGGCGGCCCACACGGTCGCCTCCTGCAGGTCCGAGAGGGCGTGCACCTCGTCGACCACGTAGCCGCGCCGCTGCGGGCTCGCCGGGTTGGCCGGGCCCACGTCGGCCCACGAGCTGATCGTGTACGAGTCGCCCTCCTCGCCGCCACCTCCGTTGAACGTCACGATGGAGCGGCCGGCCGAGCTGCGCGTGGAGCCCGTGGGCCTCACGCTGCCCTCGGCGACCATGGTGTCGGGGGCCCCGCAGTCGACGAGGAACTCCGGCGATGCGGTGTGGGGCGAGACGAGCGAGACCACCCGCGCCACGCCCGCGTCGCTCACGTCGACCTGCCCGCCCGCCATCGCGGCCAGGTCGCGCAGGTTTGCGAGGCGCTCGGTGCCGGCGTCGAGGAACCGCGTCGTGGCCATGCGCCAGTCGCCCAGGTCGGAGGCGAGCTCGAGCGGCCGCATGGCGCCGTCGCAGACCACCTGCATGGCCCTCGTCACGCTCGCGCCCTCGCCGATGACCAGCGGGGCGTGCATGTGCGAGGTCTGCAGGCCCTTGAGCGCGCTGCACAGGGACGGGCTCGCCTCGAGGCCCATGAGGCCGAAGGAGGGGTCCTCGTCGAACACGAGGAACGTCCCCAGCACGAGGCGCAGGCCGCTGCCGGCCTCGGTGACAACGATGCGCAGCCACGAGTCGCGGACCCACGCGGACCAGTCGGGCACGTCGAGCTTGGCGCTCACGAGGGTGTCGGAGTCGGCGTCCCACGTGACGCTGCCGCCCGTGGCCTCGAGCACGCCCAGCGTCGAGGCGTGGTCGAAGGGGTCGGTCATCTCGACGGAGAAGGACAGGTCGAGCTCGGTGTCATTCCAGTCAGGCATCGACCCTCCTCATGTCCACGGTCACGTCGACCCAGTCGGCGTGGCGGTCCTCCTGCACGCCCGAGACGGCCACGCGGCACACCTCGCCGGACGGGTCGCGGTACCAGACGAAGCGCTGCCTCGCCAGCGCGGACACGGCCTCGCGCGTGCCCACGTCGAGCATGTCGACCACGGTGCCGCTGACCGTGCGGGTCTGGGCCTTGGAGGAGCCCACGCGCACGAGCTGCCAGCGCCGCGCCGTCGACCACTGCTCGTCGGTGTTGGAGGAGGTGTCGACGCTCTCGGAGGGGTGCTCGCCCTCCCTCACGTGGAGGCGCAGGGCGCCGCCCGCCCAGTTGAACCATCGCGTGCGGCCGCCCATCTGGGCGTGCTGCGAGCGCCAGCGCCACAGCCTGCCGTCGCCGTCGAGGGCGAGCGCAGAGATGGCGAACTGGGCCCTCATGGGGTAGGGCACGTCGAAGGTGCCGTCCTCGCCGGGCTCGATCTCGATGGCCTCGCCGTCGGCGAGCTCGAGCCACAGCCGCTGGGAGGTCTTGTGCTGCAGCCTCACGTGGAGCAGCGCGTCCTCCTCGGTCTCCCACTCGGTGGCGGTCATGAGATCGGCGCCGTCGAGGTCGCAGGTCGCGGCCACTGGCTGCGAGCCGGAGTTGGACACGCCGTCGACGGTCATGATCGACCAGCCCACGATTAGCGACTGGCCCTGCGAGGGGATGCCCTCGAGCGTGCCGTCGACGAGGCGGCCGGCCGCGGCCGAGCCGGCGCGCGGGCCCGTGTCGAAGTACCCCTCGGACCAGATGCGCACGGTGTTGCCGCCCCGGGTCGCGGTCGACGTGTAGGTCGCGTCCGCGCCGTCGAGGCCGAAGTTGAGCGCCGTCACGTTTACGGACGCGACAAGCGCGACAGTGCATGTCGCGGCGCGCGTCGCGCCGTGGGCCCTCGCGCCGTCCTCGCCCCACTCGTCGGCGAAGCCCCTCACCTCGAACTGCACCTCGACGAGGTCGCCCGTGGTGAGCGCGTCGTCGCTGGCCGCCGGCGCGGAGCCGGTGAGCTTGAGCTGGATTGGCCGGTCGGACACCCAGCGGCCGCCGCTGGCCGAGGCCGCGCAGTTGGCCGTGCCCACCTCGCCCCAGCCCTCGTTGGCCATGGAGTCGTCGAGGATGGAGCGCCACGGGGAGCCATCCCACGTCGCGGGGGAGCGCCTCGCGGCCTGCTGGCCGGCGCGCCGGGCCCTCGTGCGGTAGCGCAGCTGCCACTTGGTCGGCGCGCTCTGGCCGGTGCCGCCAACCCACGTGGGGTAGGCGCTGACCGGGCCCTCGGCGACGCCGTGGAGGTCGGAGGCGATGCCGCCCACCATGAGGGTGGCGGCCGCCGGGGCGGCCATGTCGGAGGCGAAGGCCTCGGTAGGCACGAAGATGTAGGCCAGCGACTTGTCCTGCCGCTGCAGGGTGACGTTGGTCTGGGGGCGCAGCATCGCGTCGCACGGGCTGATGACGAGGCTGCTCTCGCCCAAGGGCGTGCGCAGCCAGTATGACGGGTAGTCGGTGCCCTCGTGGCGCACGGTGCCCACGGGGTCGGTTAGCCACAGCTGGCCCGTGGAGCCCGCCCACTTCTGCACGGTGACCTTGGCGCCCGCGCTCGTCGTGCCGTTCCTCGAGTAGCCGGTGACGGCGAGCCCGGAGCCCGCGTTGGTGATCCTGCAGCGGCCGGTGCCCTCCTCGGGGTAGCTGACGACCCACACCTGCGTGTTGTCCGTCGCGGCCTTGCCCTGCGACTGCAGGCTGGAGCCCGCGCCCTGCGAGGAGGCCGCCACGCCCAGCTGCATGCGCGTGGTGACGGCGCTGAGGATGCGGTAGGTGCCCGCCGGCACGCCGTCGATGGGCAGGAACGCCCACTCGAAGTCGCCCGTGCCCGCGTCGGCCGTGTTGACCTTGACCGGGGCGCCCGTGGCCGAGCCGCCCGTGGCCTGCATGAACAGCGTGCCGTCGAGCTTGCACGCGAGGCGGTAGCAGGGGAGGATCTGGCCGTCGACGGTGATGCTGCCGTCGGAGGCCGTGTGCGATGGCGTCCACAGGCCCTGCTCCTGGCCGGTGGGGTCCTGGAAAATGACGTTGGAGCCCTTGATGGGCTTCATGGAGCCCGCGTCGCCCTCGAGGTAGCCGGCCGTGGCTATCTTGTTCACGAGCGGGAAGAACAGGGCCACGTCGCCGTCGTCGGTGGAGCGCACGACGCACACCTGCGCCTCGGTGCCGTTGCGGGCGAACGTCTGCACGTTGAGCGGCCCGGTGTACACGTCGCGCGCGCCGGGCACGTCGAGCACGCGGTCGCCCTGCGGCCTGATGCGGCTCACGACGATGTAGGTGCCGTCCTGCAGGCCCTCGGCCTCCTCGTCCGCCATCAGTTGCCCCCCTTCCTCACGGCCTCGCTGACCACGTTGATCACGGCCGCCCTCATGGCCGCGTCGTCATTGACGCGCGTGCCGTTAAACCAGATGTTGTAGTTGGTCTCCGTGCCGCCGGCGCCCAGCGCGGCCGCGCCGCCCCTGCGCACGTTGGCGGCCGCGTCGGCCACCTCGTAGGCGCTGCGGCGCACGTCGGACACGCTCGAGCGCAGGCCCTCGGCGATCATGCCGCCCATCTCGGCGCCCCACTTGTCGTCGCCGTGGAGCGGGCCCTCCTTGGGCGTGGAGTGGTGCAGGGGCACGGCCGCGGCGGCCGCGACGGCGTTGGCGGCCGCCCCGACGGCGTCGACCGTCGAGAGGAGCCCGGCGCCCAGGTTGTCGCCGGCGTTCTTGCCCCACGTGTAGGCCGAGTCCTTGAGCAGGTAGAACTGCGCGCCGATGACGGCCGCGAGGTTGAAGGCCGCGGTCTCCACGGCGCTCGTCGCGTAGCTGAGGCCGTTGGCGAGGTCGAGGCCGGCGGAGCGGCCCTTGGCCATGAGGCCGGTCGCGGGGTTGGTGAGCGCGGCGATCTGCGTGTTCACGGCCTCGGTGAGCGCCGTGGCGCTCGAGCGGACGTTCTCGATGTTGGAGTCGAGGCCGGCCTTGAGCTGGCCGCTGCCGTTGGATCCGATGCCGTACATCGACTGGCCCAGCAGGGCGAAGCCCTCGGCGAGGCCGCCGATGAGGGTGTTCGCCGCGTTGGTCATCTCGCCGCTCTTGGAGCCCACGCCGTCGCTGACATCCTGCCCCCAGCCCTCGCCGAGCCCGGTGAGCCCGGAGGTGTCGGCGGCCTCCATGCCGTCTATCAGCTCCTGCGCGGCCACGGCGCCGAAGCCGTGCATGACGCCGCCCCTCGCGGCCAGCACGCCCACGCCGGTGTATATCGACGTGCGCAGGTTCCGCACCGTGGCGTCGACGGCCGACTGCGCGCCGGCGAGGCCGACGGCGAAGTCGGCGCCCACGAGGAAGCCGGTCATGTACGGGTCGGCCGCGCCCTCGGCCGCCGGGGCGGACAGGGCGTCGGTGACGGCCTGCACGAGCTGGGCGGCCGTGACCTTGACGGGCTCCACGCCCGAGAAGACGCCGCGCGCGTAGGTCGACGCGATGAGGAGGCCGGAGAACTCCACCGACGACAGGTCGGCGCCCTCGATGCCGGCCGCGACGGCCGCGGCCATGTCGGCGCCGAAGCCGGACAGGGAGCCGTCGTCCTCGAAGCCCTCGCCCAGGAGCGACGAGGCGAGGTTCTTGCTCGCGGCGCTCATGTCCGCGTGCTCGAAGCCGTAGGCCATGTTGGTGGCCGCCAGACGGCCGCGCTCCTCCATCTCGGAGTTGAGGTCGCTCATCGCGCCCACGAGGGCGTTGGCGATGTGCGAGCCGCCGTCTGCCGCCTTGTCTGCGTTGGCCTCGATGCCGTCGGCCACGTCCTGCGGGATCTCGCCGGCCTCGGCGATGACCTGCGTGGAGCCGTCGTCGAGCGTGGCGACAACCTGGCCGTTGAGCATCTCGAGGCCGGTGATGATCGCCGTGTAGCCGTCCTCGGTGACCACGGTGAACTGCTTCAGCTCCTGGTCGTAGTGGAAGCGGGAGTCCTCCATGCCCTGGTCGAGGTACTGCTGCAGCCTCGAGAGGGTGATGTTGAGCGATGCCTGCGCCTCCGCGTCGTTCACGTCGGCGAACAGCTGGGCGTTGGCGTGCAGCTCCACGTCGGGCAGCTCCACGTTGCCGTTCTCGTCCATGCCCGCCTGCCAAAGCACGGTGAGCAGGTCCTCCATGGACAGCTGCCCGAGCGCGTCGACGTAGGCGAGGTCGGCAGCGTCGGCGACCTGCGAGTACAGGCTCGTCATGGCCTTCTCGTAGAGGCGCGCCGCGTTGAGCTGGCCCTCGAGGTTCTCGCGGATGGAGGACGTGGTCGTGGCCTCGCCGCGCTGCTTCCACTCGAACGGGGACGTGAGGCTGGTGATGCCGGACACGCGCTCCCACGTCTCGCCGAAGTCCTCGACGGCGAGCCCGGCGCTCTCGAGGAGCCAGCCGAGCTCGTGGGCGTCCACGCCGGCGCCCGCGAGGGCGCGGCGCAGCGCCGGTGAGGCATCGGTGATCTTGTCCATGGACTCCGCGAAGCCCTTGACCGTCTCGCGGGCCTTGTCGAGCTGCTCCGCCTCGATCTTGGCCTGCTCGGCCGCGTCGGCGACGGCCTGGAACGCGGCGACCACGCCCTCGGCGCTCTCCTCGCTGGCGTAGGCCATGGCGACCATCTCGGGCGTGAGGTTCTCGACGGCGATGCCGGCGTCGTTGAGCGCGGTCTCGATGGCCTCGGCGCACTCCTCGGCGCTGATCTCGCCGGCCTCGAAGGCGTCGAACGCCTCCTGCACGGCGCCCGTGGTGTCGGGGGCCCGCTCGGACACCTCGAGCAGGGCGGCCGCGAGGTCCTCGAAGTGGACCGTGCCGCGGCCCATGCGCTCGAAGGCCGCCTCGGCCTCCACGCCCAGGTCGGAGAGCGAGATGCCGATCTCCTCGCACGCGGCCTCCACGTCGCCGCCGTTCTCGGCGAGCGCCTCGATGAAGGCCAGCTGCGTGTCGGTGTCGAGGTCCTTGAGGTTGGCGAGGACCACGCCCACGTCCTCGAGGGACTGGGCCACGGCCTCGGCGCTGATCGCGCCCTCCTCCATGCCGTCGGAGGCGCCCAGCATCGACTCGACGTAGGTCTGCATCTCCTGCGTCGCGCCGCTGACCTGGCCAGTGGCCTCGTCGACGGCCACGCCCTCGGCCTCCATGGCGGCGACGGTGCGGTCGATGGTGTCGTCGACGCCCTGCATGGTGTCGCCGTAGCCCTCGTAGGTGTCCTTTAGGCCGTCGACGGCCGCCTGCTCCTCGCTAAACGTGGCCGCGACGACGCGCGCGCGCGCGTCCATGGCCGCGTTGTACTCCCTGATGTAGTCGGGGTCAGTCGTGTCCGTCGTCCCGGTGGCCTCGTAGGCCGCCAGCTCGAAGTCCTGCTTGTGCTTCTCGCGGTCCTCGCGCACAGCCCTCGAGATCTTGTCGGTGAGCTCGTTCTGCGCCGTCCGCCACGCCTCGTAGGCCTCGTCGGCCTCGGCCTGGATCTTGACCTTCTCGCCGTAGAGCCCGGTGAGCATGCCCTGGTAGGCCTGCACCTTCGCCCTGGCCTTCATAGCCTCGATGAGCCCGTACATGGACTCCTCGGTGTCCGATAGGGCCCCGGAGTATTGGTCGGTGATGGTGACGCTCGCGCCGGTGACGGCGTTGTAGCCGTCGACGGCCGCCTTGAGGCGGGACATCTTCTCGGAGTTGCCGTCGACGTGCCCGGCCAGCTCGTTCATGACGTCGAGGTAGCCCTGCGCGACGCTGCCGCGCGCGTCGGCGCCGATGACGCCCCTCGCGGCCTCCTCGTAGATGCCGGTGATGGCCTCGGCGCGCTCCTGCAGCCTCCCCATCACCTCGTCGGCCGTGGCGACGATGCCGCCGCCGTCCTGCGCCACGGTCGCCTGCGCGTCGCCCACGCGGCGCAGCGCGCCGGCGTAGCCCTCGGCCGCGGTCGCGGCGGCCGACATGGCGGCCTGCTGGCGCTCGGCCCTGGCGGCCGCGTCGGCGGTCTGCTTGACGAAGTCCGCGACTGCCGGGAGCGCGATGCCGGCGAGGATCGTGGCCACGAGCTTCACCGGGCCGCCCATCGCGGCGAACACGGCGCGCAGGCCTCCCGCCGCCTTGGTGCCCGCCTTCATGGCCGTGACCAGCGTGCCGAGGCCCCCGCCCAGGCTCTTGACCACGCGCCACGCGGAGGACAGGAAGTTGAGCGCCGGGCCCGCGAGCGCGAGGCCTGCGGCGAGATGCACGAGGAGCTGCTGGGTCTCCGGGGTCATGGAGCGGATGATGCTCTCGAGGCTGTTGAGGATGCCGGACAGCCACTCCATGTCGGGGACGAGCGCCTGCCCCACGGTGTCGCCCAGGGCGGCCGCGGTGTTGCGCAGCTTGCCCAGCGTGCCAGAGAAGCCCTCGGACTTCTTCTCGGCCTCGCGCGCCGCGTCGCCTGCCGCGCCCCACGCGTCGGAGATGCCGTTGAACGCGTCGCGGCTCATCTGCAGCGACTCGGACAGGATGCTCGCGCCGTCGCCGGCGTTGGCCATCTGCTGGGCGAGGCCCTCCATGAGCTGCTTGTCGCGGACGTTGGCGATGCCCAGCTTGGCGAGCTCCTGGTTGACGGAGGCGCCGGACTTCTGCATCTCGCCGAGGCCGCGGATGAACGCGTACATGGCGGTGCTCGCGTCCTCGTGGAAGAGGTCGCGGAACTGCTCGCTGGTCATGCCGGCCACGCGGGCGTACTCGTCGAGCTTCTTGCCGCCGGCGGTGACGGCCGTCTCGATGTTGGAGACCATGCGCTGCATGGCCGAGCCCGCGGCCTCCGCCTTCTGGCCCGTGGCCGTGGCGGCCGTCGACCACGCGAGGATCTGGTCGGCGCTCATGCCGACGATCTTGCCCATGCCCGCCCAGCGCGTGGTGATGTTCATGACGTCGCCCTCGAGCGCCGGCATGTTGTTGCCGAGGCGCACGAGCGCGTCGCCGAAGTTGTCGTACTCGTCTGCGGTGAGGCCGAGCACCGATCCCAGCTTGCCGAGGCTGACGGCGATGGTGTCGGCGTCCATGTTGGTGGCGATGTCGAGGTTGGAGACGGTCGTTGCGAACGCCTCGAGGTCCTCCACGGCGATGCCGAGCTGGCCGCCCATGGCCTGGATCTCGAGGATGGTGTCGGCGCTGGTCACGTGCACCTTGGAGTACTCGATGGCCGCGTCGCGCAGGCGCTGGAACTGCTCCTCGGTGCCGTCGACGGTCTTCTTCATGTCGCGGAAGGCCGAGTCGATGTCCTCGGCCGCCTGGATGGCGGTGGAGCCGGCGATCATGACGGCCGGCGTGATCGTGGCGCTCATGGACACGCCCAGCGAGCGAAGGCTCGACGTGTTGAGGCCCGTTGCCCCGGTGAGCTGGCTCCTGAGGCTCCTGGCGGCCGCCTCCGTCTGCTTGAGCTCGGTCTGCATCCGGCGCAGCTCCTCGTTGGAGCGCGCGGTGTCGAGGGCGGCGCTAGCGGCCTTCGCCTCGACCCTCACGGCCTTGAGGGCCCTCTCGGCGCGGCCGAGCTGCACGACGTACTGCGCCGTGCTCACGTTGGGGTCGAGGGCGGCGTCCGCCTTGACGCGGGCCAGCTCCTGCTCGGCCACGCGCGCCTCCGCGGCGAGCTCGGCCTGCTTCTTGGCGAGGCGGTCGGCCTCGTCGGCGGCCTTGCGCGTCTCCTCCTGCAGCTGCATCATCGACTTGCCTGCCGTGCTGGCGCCGGCGGTCTCGAGGCGCGACATCGCGGCCTTGAGCTCGCCCACGCGGACTTGGGCCACCTTGGCCTGCTCGATGATGATGTTGATCTTGGTCTTCTGGAGGCCCTTGTCGCGGCCGATGTTTGACAGCGCGTCGTTCACGCCGCGCAGCTCGGCGTCGAGGGCCTTGGCGGCTTGCCCGGTCGCCTCGAGGGCCTTCTTGGAGGCGTAGACGGCCTGCGCGCTGCGCGAGCCCGCGCCCTGCTCGTAGGCGAGGCGCTGGGTCTCCTTGATCAGCTTGGCCTCCTCGGCCACGACGGCCTGCAGCTCGGAGCGCTGCTTCTGCCAGTCCATGCCCTTGTTGGCCGCGCTGAGCGTGGTCAGGTACCTGTGCATCTGCTGGTCGAGCATCTTGTACGAGGTGAGCTGCTCGAACAGCTTGTCGTTGACGGCCGTGTGCATCGCGGCGAACTCGCGCGCCTCGGCGGTCGCCTGCTCGCGCGTGCGCTTGGCGGCACTCCACGTGGAGTCGTTTGCCTCGCGGTACTTGATGAACTCGTCGTTGAGGGATGCCATCTCGTGCTCGACGCGGGCCAGCGCCACCTGCGCGTCCGCTGCCTTGGCGGCGAAGTTGGAGGTCTCGGCCGCCATGGCCCGGAACTCCCTGTCGCCCTCGATGCGCCGGATCTTCTCGCCGAGCAGCGTCGCCTTGCCGGCGAGGTCGTCGATCTTGTGCTGCGACTCCTTGAGGTGCTGGGAGAGCGCCGCCATGGACGACGGGTCCAGCCTCATGGCCTTCTGGAGGTTGCGGAGGTGCCCCTCCGTGCTCCTCACGGACCTGCTCATGGCCGAGAGCGTCGAGTCGAGCTGCGACGCGTCTGCCCCGAACTTTATCGTGAGGCCTCTGAACGCCTCGCCCATGGCGGCTCACCCCCACCTATCTCAGGAACTTGTCGATGTCCTCCTGCGTCGCCCAGCGCACGCGGTCCTTCTCGGGCGTGTTCATGTCGTCCCACTCGTCGAGCATGTAGACGAGCTGGCGCCACGGCATCGTCCGCAGGTCCTCGCTGGTGAGGCCCATCTGCAGGGCGCTCACGTAGGCGGACGTGTAGGGGAGCCGCGTGTCGCGGCCCCCCTTGGCGCCCCTACTCCTGGGCCTTCTCCTCACCGTCCACGGCTCGAAAGAGGCGGCGCTGCACCTCGGGGTACAATGCGCCGGTCACCTCCATGAGGTTGACGTCCGGCAGCGCCTCGACCCACTCCTTGAACGGGACGACCGAGTCGTCGGCCGTGCGCAGGCACGCCCACAGCGCCTTGAGGGCGGCCGTCCAGTTCGTGGCTGTGTAGTCGAGCACCAGGAGCACGTCCTCGTCGTCCTCCGGCCTGTGGATGACGGCGCGGCCGTAGAGGTCCTGGATGAGGTCCCCGCCGAACTCCTGCTCGTAGATCATGAGCGTCTTGGCGCTGGCGATGGCCTCGCGCTCCTCGTCGCCGATCTTGATCCTCATGGCTCAGGCCCCCTCTTAGGCGCTGGGCTTGGTCGGGATGGTCACGGCGTCGAACCACGAGTTGAAGGCCGCGGTGGTGGCCTCCTTCTTCTCGATGCTGGCCTTGACGAGGTCGCGCTTGTCGTCGCCCCACTCGATCTCGTGCGAGGTGATCGTGATGGGGAAGCTCACGGTGTCGGGCGTGGTGGACTCGTTCTTGGTGTTGGCGTTGAGGTCGGGGCGGCCGAACGTCACGCTGTAGAAGCAGAAGCGCTCGGCGGCGACGTTGGAGCTCACCTCGTAGAGAAGGGCGCAGGTCTTGGGCTGCGCGTCGGCGAACTCGAGCAGCTCGCCCTTGGAGCCCCTCTCCCAGCCCAGCAGGTCGATCAGCATCTGCGCGTCGGCCCACGCCATCTCGTAGTCGCCGGTGTAGCCGCCGTTGTTGTCGAACACGGCGTACTTGATGTCGTCCGCCCAGAAGACGCTGGTCTCGCCCTCGACGGACAGCGACATGCTCACCGAGCCGGGGATGCTGACCGGCTTGGCGTAGCCCTCTTCGGTGGTGAGCGCGTAGTGGGCGTTCTTGAGGCCGAAAACTACCTTGCCCATGTCATTCTCCTATCTCTGTCTGAGTGAATCTGTACGTTGTCTGGGTGCAGCCCTCGGACTCCACCCAGGTCTCTGACTTGTCGAAAGGCCCGAAGGCCTCGGATATCGAGGACTCGAGGAGCGCCTCGAGGTCCTCGTCGGGCTCGCGCTCGTAGAGCTCCACGACCCATCGCTCCACGGCCGCCCACACCTCGTCGTCGGCGTACATGCCGTCCTGGTCGTCGAGGTAGTAGGCGGCCCACGGTAGCCTGGGCGCGGAGCCCTTGGGCCACGCCATGTGCACGACGGGGATGCCGGCGGCCCTCACGGCCGCCACGACGTCGGCCCGGCTCATCGCAGGGCCCGGTCGACGATGGCCTCGGCCTCGCGCTGCAGCACCTCGGCGCCGTCCCGGTAGGCCGGGTCGACGTGGGGCCTGCCGGCGACGCGGCCGCCTCCCGTGCGTGCGTGGCCCTTCTCGAGCAGGTGGACGAGGCCGGGGAGGTCCCTGTTGCCCACCTCGCCGGTCGCGCCCGCGTGGTCGCGCGTTACGCGGTAGGTGAAGCCTCGCTCGTACCTGGGGTCGGACCTAGGCCGCAGGACCTGCGCCGCGTAGCGCTTGACCTGCCTGCTCGCCTTCTTGCACGCCTTGCGCACGGGCTTGTCGGCGTCGGCGTCGATGGACTTGACCACGCCGGCGAGGATGCCGTCGAGCGCCGCGGAGAACCCGTCCGGGGTCACCTCTGCCATCGTCAGCCCTCCTCGTCGTCGGAGCCCAGCCGGCGCGCCAGCGTGAGCACGGTGAACTCGCCGGTGTCCTCCACGCGCTCCACGTCGTAGGCGACCCCGTCGGCCAGCACGGACTGCTGGCCGGCGTAGTCGCACGATCTGACCTGGAACTGCGCGTCGGCGTGCAGGCCGGCCGCGCGGGCGGCCGCGTAGGCCGAGGCGCCCATGGAGAACGGGTTGGCGAAGCACGGCTGGTCCACGTGCACCTGCTTGGGGACCCCGTCGTCGCCCACGTGCACCTCCACGCCCCGCAGGGTGATCACGGCGCCGTACCTCACTCGCCGTCACCCGCCTGCGCGGCCGTGTTGTGGCCGCTGTGGAGCATGTCGATGACGATCTGGCGGTAGGAGTCGCCGAAGCGGGCGGCCTCCGCGTTGTCGTAGCCGAACGACGCCTTGCAGTAGCAGATGACGGCGTGGCGCACCCTGGGCCCGGCCTCGGCGAGGTAGGCCTCGTCGACGCCCACGCGGCACATGTCCTCGCAGGCGGCGTCTATGAGCATGGACACCTCGGCGTCGTAGGCCGCGGAGCCGAGCCTCAGGGCCAGCTTCACGTCCTCGAGCAGGGTCTCGGAGAGCGCCACGGCCATCGCTACTCAGCCGCCTTAGCCCTGCGGCGCGCGGGCGCGGCCTTGGGGGCGGGCGCCTCGGCGGGCGCGGGCTCCTCGGGCAGCGCGCGAACGAAGTCGGGCAGCGCCGAGGCGATCTCGGAGAAGCGCTCCTCGGTCGCCTCGAACACCTCGCCGGCCGCGCGGTCGCGGCGCTCCTGCATGTCGTAGAACGGGTGCAGGACCTCGGCCCTCATTAGGCGCTCGCCTTCTTCTTGAGGATGACGAAGCCGTAGGGGTCGAGCACCTTGCCGTCCATGGCCACGAGGCTCTTGATCTTGCGCTGGTTGGTCTCGTGGTCGACCCACTGGACGGTGGACAGGGGCATGCCGGGCTGAGTGTTGATGACGTAGTTGGACAGGTCGCCGTAGATGGCGAACACCTCGCCCACCTTGGCCTCGTCGAAGCCGGGCAGGATGGCGTCCTCGACCAGCTCGACGCGGCGGTGCATGATGGACAGCTGCTCCTCGTCGTTGACGCCGGAGTACTTGCCGATGGGCGAGTGGTTGTCGTCCTCGAGCAGGTCGATGTGGGCGCCCCAGGTGGTGTCGCCCATGATCCAGGTGCCCAGCGAGCGGTACTTGCGGGGCATCTTGTAGGGCAGCTTGTGCCAGAACTTCCAGTCGTCGACGTCGGCAGCGGTGACCTCGATGACGGTGGCCAGGGGAGTCACGCCGGTGCCGCCCACGACGCGCGGGTCGACGGTGATGCCGAGGGGCTGGCCGTTGCCCGAGCCGCGCACGATGGCCTGCTCGATGCTCTTGACCATGGCCTTGGCGACGGCCTCGACGTACATGGACTGGAAGTCGTCCCACGTGACGGCGTTGGCCAGCAGGGTCTGGGCGAAGCGGCACTCGAGCTGGTAGTAGGAGAACGAGATGGAGTCGCCGTCCACGTCCTCCTGGTAGGGCGTGACCTGCTTGTCGGTGATCCACGCTGCCTCGAGCTCGAGGTCCTTGATGCGGAACCACAGGCCGCCCTTGACGCTCATCTTGCGCACGAGCGGGTAGATGTTGCCGTACTCGTCGAGCTTGCGGATGATCTCGCGGCCCATGGTCGAGGGGATCGCCACGTAGTCGGAGTGCGTCGCGGAGAAGTCGGCCACGTCGGTGTAGGTGCCGTCGACGGTCTCGGGCGTGAGCTCGCGGAACTGCACGAGGTCGATCTTGCCCTGGGCGTAGCGCATGAAGGCGCTGCGGTACTGCTCGGTGTCGGTCGGGTCGGTGGGCTCGGCGGGCTCGGCGGCCTGCTTGCTGCCCCAGACGGCGCCGCGGGCCTCGCCCTTGCCGGCGGCCACGCTTGCCAGCGCGGCGCCGCGCAGGGCGGCGTGGCGGTTGCGGCGCTCGTACTCCTCGGCGCAGGCGCGGGACTCGGCCTCGACGGCCTCCACGTCCTCGTCCTCGTCGGGGTTGTCGGCGGCGTCGAGGATCAGCGCGCGGCGCTGCTCGAGCTCGTCGGCGTCGAGGGCGCGGTACTCGGCCGCGCCCAGGCGGTTCTTGAGCTTCATTTCCTACTCCAATCGGTAGAGTCTCAGGCGGGCGGCCGCCATGGCCGTGTCACGCCTCTTCTGGCGCAGCGACTGCTCCAGCCGCTCCGCCTCGATCACTCCGTCGAGGTAGGAACGCGCCTTTATCTCGGTCCCGTCGTTGGCGGGAATTGAGACCGCGCTCACGTCGTAGACCTTGGTGATGCGCTTGACGATGGACGTCTTGGAGTCGCGGTCGTACTCCCAGCCGTCCTCGGGGTCGACCATGAAGGCCCAGCTCATGCGGTCCACGAGCCCGGCCTTGATGGCCTCGTGCAGGTCGCGGCCCTCGCGGGTGCCGCCCAGGTCGGCCCTCACGTACAGGCCGTGGTCGTCCGGCAGGAAGGCCAGCGAGCCGTTGCGGTTGCGGGCCATGACCATGCCGCTGTGGTCGTACTGGAAGATCACGTCTGACAGGTCGGCGCCGTCGAGGGCGTGGCGGTCGATCTTCTCGGACCATCCCCAGCCCATGTCGTAGGCGTCGTCGAACGTGGTGGCGTAGCCCTCCACGATGTAGCTGTCGCTCTCGTCTGTCTTTGCGCTCAGGTTCTCCGCGCTGAAAGAGCGGTACTGGCGTCCCTCTACAACTGGCATCTCTGCCCCCTACTCGTCGAAGTCGTCGACGTTGTGTCCGTCGGAGTCCTGGTAGATCTTGTCGTTGCCGCCCAGGTCGCGCTCTCCGTCGTGGACGTTCATGGGGAGCTTGCCGCCGCCGTCGATGGAGGCGGCGAGGCTCGAGACGGCCGCCGCGTTGACGTACTCGCCTCGGATGACGCGCACGTCCCCGCCCTCGATGCGCGGGAGCTGCAGCACCTCGCGGGCCTCGTCGAGGCTCATGATCCCTCGGTCCACCATGTCGCGGACCATGTTTCGCTTGGAGGGGTTGGAGGCGTACTCGAGGCGGCTGGACGAGAAGGTCAGGTGGTTGCTGCGGCGCTCGCGCTGCGAGAAGCAGATGCGCGTGAGGCCCTCGCCGAGCTGGATGGCGAAGGGCTCGATCTTGCCCTCGTACCACGCGCCCCACTGGTCCTCGGTGTAGCTGTTCTGCAGGATCGGCATCGAGCAGCCGAAGTAGTTGCAGACGTTGTCCTGGATGCGCTGCATCTCCTCGGAGGACATGACGTAGGACTGGGGCTCCACCTGCCGGATGTCGTCGAAGGTGGTGTCGTAGAGCATCAGGCCGCCCTCGTTGTCGGCGCGCAGGTTGTCCTCGACGAAGCGCTTGCGCTTCTCCTTCATGTCCTCCTCGCGCACCATGCCGTTGAGCTTGCCGATGAACCGCACCTTGGCGCCGTTCTGGATGGCGCTCTCCTGCGCCTGGTCCTGGGCGTGGATGAGCTGCATGGTGTTGCCGATGCAGTTGGGCTCGCCGAAGAAGTCGGAGTCGATCTGCAGCTTGGACAGGATGCAGGTCTTGGACAGCTCCATGGCGCTGGTCTCGGCCGCCGCGTGGTGGAAGCGGACCCACGGCTCGCCGCGGTAGTCGACGATCTCGGCGTACTCGCAGCGCACGGGCCAGAACCCGCGCACGGTCTCGCCGTCGGCGGCCAGCACGGGCACGACGAAGGCCGTGCCGTCGGCGTCGTAGATGGCGGCGAGGCGCTTGAGGAACACGGGCCACGTCATGAACTCGTTGGGCCACGTGTCCACGACCCGGCGCACGGATGGCTTGCTCTCGCCCACGAGCTCGGGCTTGAGCTTGGAGCAGGCGGTGCCGAACCGCTCGATGGCGGCGCGCGTCAGCTCCTGCTCCCACAGCCTGCCGGTGTAGGAGGTGAACATGGGGGCGGTGTCGGTGAACGTGCGGAAGCCCGTCGCCGGCGTCTCGGCCCTCTTCGTATTCAGCTTGCCGAAGATCTTCTCTATGAGTCCCATGCCCGGAACGTAAACTCATTCATTCGTTTTGGGAATATCTCAGATCCTGTAATTCGTCACACGTATGTCAGGTAGTCATCGCGCAGGTTCATGAGGCCCACGTAGGCGTCTAGCTCGGCCATGAAGCCGTCGATGCGGTTGCGCGGGTCGTTCTTCTTCTTGTCCGGCTGGATGTTGCCGTTGATGTCCGTGCGGATGGCCACGTTCATGCGGCAGAACTCGTTGACCGGGTTGTGGTTGTCGACGATGACCCCGCCCCGGTAGTCGGCGCGTATCGCCTTCATGGGCTGGGACAGCGTCAGCGCGCCCTGGCGCACGGGTATCACGCGCGACTCGCCCACGAGGTTGGCGAGGTCGCGGCGTATGGAGTCGTCCATGTGCCACGGGTCGAAGCACACGGCGTAGGTGTACACGTCGTACACGTCCCTCATCTCGAGGATGAACTCTATGAGCACTCGCTTGTCGACCTTGTTGCCGGGGAACGCCCTCATGAGCCCGCGGGCCATCCACGCGGCGTAGGGGACCGAGTCGCGGTCGTTGGTGAATCCGTCGCCCAGCGTGCCGGACAGCACGTCCTCGGGGAGCCAGTACATGCCGTGCTCGTAGATGTGCGGGTCGTCGGGGCGCATCATCAGCATCTGGGCGGCCGTCAGGTCGACGGTGTCGGCCGCGTCGAAGCCCACGATGCCGTACCGGAACCCCATCTCGCGCAGGTCGTAGGTCGTGGTGTTGACGGCCTCGGAGTAGGACAGCCACGCGACGGAGCTGTTCTCCGGCAGGTTGAAGTCCTTGGTGAGGACCGTCGGCAGGTAGGTCGGGTCGTCGTGGGCGCGGGCGACCTGCGTGCGCATGTACTCGAGGCTCTTGATGGTGCCGAGGCCGGGGTTGGCCTTGACCCAGCACTCCTCGTCCTCCCACTCGGAGCGGTCGTCGAGCTCGTATATCCACGCGATGAAGCGCTCGTCCTCGATCTCGCCGTCTAGCCAGCGCGAGGCCCTCTCGTACTGCGAGTCGAAGACGGCGTCGCGCACGAAGCCGTTGGTCGTGATCTCGAGGATCAGCGGCTGCTCGCGGGCGGCCGTGCCCTGGATCATGAGGTCGAGGATCTCGCGGGTCTTGGCCGCGTGGATCTCGTCGATCACGGCGAGGTGCACGTCGAGGCCGTCGAGGGTGCTCGAGTTGGAGGCCATCGGCTTGATGAACCCCATGTTGAGGTCGCAGTTGAGGCGGTCGGCGGACTTGTGCAGGTGCTTGGCCAGCTCGGGCGACTGCCTCACCATCTTGAGGGCGGCGTTGTAGCCGAGCTCGGCCTGGTCGAGCTTGTTGGCCGCGTTGTAGATCTGCGGCGCGCCCTCGCCGTCGGCCGTGGCCATGTAGAGCTCGATTGCCGAGGCGAGGCTTGTCTTGCCGTTCTTTCGGCCGACCTCGATCAGCGCCTCGGTGAAGCGCCTCAGGCCCGTCTCGCGGTCGACGAAGCCGAATATCGACTCTATCCACGCCTTCTGGAACAGCTCGAGCTCGAGCGGCCGGCCGAGGCGCCCGGAGGGCACCTTGCAGAACCGCTCGATGAACTGGACGGGCTTCTCGGCCTTGCGTATGTCGAACTTCCAGCGGGTGTCCTTGCGGCGCATCTCCTTGAGGAGCCACGCGCACAGCTTCTTGACCTTCTCGCCGGCGGTTATCTCGCCCTTGCCGACGAGCCGGCAGTAGCGCTCGAGGTCCGAGACGCGCCGCGGCATGCTACCTCACGAACGCGGCCAGCTCGTCGGCCGCCTTTGTCTCGCCGACGTCGTGCAGCGCCTTCATGATCTTCGAGTAGAGGTCGCCCATGCGCTGGGTGTACTGGTGCAGCGGCTGGTTGGCCGGGTTGGGCTTGTCGCCGCTGGGCATCATCACGATCACGCCCTCGGAGTCGATCTGCTCGGTGAGCTCGTCGACGTGGCAGCGGTACCAGCACCAGTTGCGCAGCATGCCCTCGGTCATCGTCTTCTGGCCGCCCTTGAGGCCGGACAGCACCGGGGCGATCTTCTTGTACAGCGCGTCTGTCTTCTTGCGGATGTCCTGCTCGGCCAAAGGGCCCTCCTCACAGCGGGAGTATGTTGCCGTCGGCGTCGAACGCGTATCTGGGCTCGGGCCGAGGCGTGCCGTAGATCTCCGGGTGCTCGGCGGCGTGGCAGTCGCGGCACACGTACTCGAGGTTGTCGAACGACAGCGTCACGGACGGGTCGTTGATGTTCTCGGGCGTCAGATGCACCTTGTGGTGCACGATCTCGCCCCTGCGGTAGCGTCCGCGGCGCAGGCAGCGCTCGCAGAGGCCGTGCACGCTGCGGATGTAGGCCGCGCGGGTGGCCTTCCACGCCTTTGAGTGGTAGAAGGCCCTCGAAAACTCGCGCGCCATGGCGAAACTCCGCGGAAGTAGGGTGAAAAGGGGCGAAAAAAGATGCGCACCAGGGGCCGGCGAGAGGCCAGTCGCACCGGCCCCGGTGACCCTGCAAGCGTACCCCGCCCCACGCGTGTTCGGAGGGTATCGTTTCCTGTAATTGGGCATACATGGATTCGGCTCGCACGATTTTTTAGCTGACCCGCGCCGGTCCCCTATGGCTAACTTTCGCGCGGCAACCGGGGGGCCTCCATCGCCGCAGCTCGGCAAGCCTCTGCATAGCCGCTACGCAGCAACGCCCACGCCCAGCCCGGCGCAGCAGGTGTGCAGCCAGCACAAAGGCGCAGGTCAGCGCCCCTGCCCACGCCCCAGCAACGCCCACGCCCCACGCCGGCGGCCCCACGCCCACGGCCCAGGGCGCAGGGCGCAGCGCCGCAGGTGGGCAAGCCGGTGAGCACGCGCCACACAGCCCACGCCCCACGGCCGGCGCAGCACGGCAGGGCGCAACGCCCGGCAACACGTGGCAACACGCCCAGGCCGCAGGCGCCCGCGCCCCACGCCCGGCCCAGGCGAAACCGCAGCTCGAGCCATATGCAACCATGCAACCGAGACGGTAGCTACGCCCACGCCCACGCGCCCACGACGTGAGCGCCCACGTCGCCCACGCCCACACGCGACGCATGCCCACGCCCACACGCCCACGCATGGCCACGCCCACGCCTGCAGGCCCACGCCCACGCACGGAGGCGCGCCCACGCCCACACGCCCACGCCCACGCGCGCGCGTATACGGGCATGCGTCCGCCCACGCCCTCGAGCCTGCGCGCGCATGCCCACGCCCTCGAGCCCTCGAGCCTGCGCGCCCACCTGCCCACGCGAGCACAGCGGCCGGCGCGCGCCCACGCCCCAGCGGCCGGGCACCTGCGCGCCCACAGTAGGCGCGAGGCGCGCGCCCACAGCGCGAGGAGGCCGCCGGCTGGGCGAGCCCCAGCGGCCGCCGGCTGGGCGCGCCATGCCGGGCCCTGCAGCGCCCCACAGCGCCCACAGCGGCCGCCGGCGAGCTGGGCGCGCCCTCCACAGCCACAGCGGCCGCGGCGCGCCCCACAGCCCACCACAGCGCCCCACAGCGGCCGGCGGCCGGCGGCCGGCGACCTGGGCGACGGGCCCGGCGGCCGCAGCTCCCCCAGCACGACAAAGGGCCCCGCCGGCTGGGCGAGGCCCTCGAGTGATGGGGCTGCGCGAGCTCGTCGACCTGGTAGCCGGCCGGGCTCCTCGAGCCTACCGGCCGGGCTCCTCGAGCTCGGCGGCCGGCGGATCGATCACGAGCGCCGAGCTCGGCAGATCTGCGGCCGGCACTAACGCGAGCTCATAGCCGCAGATCTCGGCCGCAATGGTCACAGTGTCGACGCTCAATCGTGACGACTGCGCGAGCGCTGCGCCCAGCCAGCCGGCCGACTTGCCAGCATCGATGCTCACCCGATATGGCGTGACGCCGGCCGCCTCGAGCATGGCACGAACTGCAGATAGTGAATCCATAAAACACCCCCTCTCACCTGCGAGAACTTGACTTAATGATACCCGATAGGCGCGCCTAAATATGGAGGAAGTGTGTAGGCAGACCTAAAGCCTCCCGAAAGATATTTAGGCCCTCCTAGCTGGGATTATGGCTAGGTTAGCCTAAATGTTTAGGCAAACCTATTGACTCGGCTATTTAGGAGAGCCTATAGTTCGTGGTGTCAAAAGGGACGCGGCGAACGGGCCGCGACCCCTCTGACCTGCACCTTGAGAATCCGTGCCGCAGAGCAGACAAGCAAGCGCGATGAGCGGAAACGGCACAACGGAAAGATAGCCATGACGGCAACTAGCACCAAAGCAAGTCGATAGAGGCGGCCGACGCCATGCGCCGGCCGCTATGTGTCGACTAGCCACAACCCAAGGAGGCAGACGATGAAAGCAAAGCGACTGGTAAACACCCCCGACGACGTGCGTACTGTCTTGACGTTCATGGACTCGCGCAATATCGCCGCGAGCTGGTCCGGCTTGTGCGTGTGGATCGAGCAGGCCGCAGACCTCGAGCTA